GGCTGATCGAGGAGGGGCGCGCTGGCCGTTTCGAGGCACCCCCCAGGGGGATCAAGCCTCTGACCTGCGGTTATGCTGTTTGCTGTCGCGTCGACCTAAGGTGCATCGACAACCTAATCACAGGCCGCGGCTTAGGCCGGCCTGCTCTGACCTGCGGTTTTGTCGTTAGGATCGAAACAATGGCTTAGCGTTGGTCAGCAAACACGCATGTCTAATTAGCTCCGTCGAGGGCCGGGCATGGTACACCCTGCGTAGGGTGCATGTCAACACGTTCAGTGTGTCGGTTTTTGGCGTGTCGTCCTGTGGCTACCTAAGGCTTAGGTGTGGTTAGCGCTGTGCCCTTAGCACTGCGGGTTGCTGTGCCCTGTGGCTGTGCGCTTAGTGCTCCGCTGTGCGATGGCTTAGGTATGTGCCTTAGGTGTGGCTGTGTGCCCTATGAGGGAGCGTTTAGGTGTGCCCTGTGTGTCCGGTGCCCTGTGTAGCTCTGGCCGCTGTGCGGCTGGCTGTGCCCTGTGTTGTGCGCTGCGCTGTGCGGCATATGGGAATGGCGCTGTGTGCGTCCCTGTGTGTCCCTGTGCCCTGTGGCTAGGCGTGCGTATGGCCGCGCTGTGTTAGTGGCTGTGTGTGGCTGTGAGCCGGTGTTCTGTGTGCCCTGGCTGTGTGGCTGTGCGGCTGTGTGCAGCGCGTGCGGTTAAGCGCTGGCTGGCTGTGCGCTGCGTTCTGAAAAGCTGCTCGGTTCCTAACCCATAGCGTGCGCGTATTGCGTTCATCGTGCGCGCCATGTAACTTGACCGGTGTCACCACAACCGCGCCTGACAAGCGCTCAACCCTTAAGGGGACGCAATGTCTGATTACGTCACTCACCTGCTGGACACCATTGCCGATATCGAGGCGCAGCGCGTCGACATGTCGGAGTACGCAGACCACGACGACCGGGACGCTATGCCTAGCGCTGACGACGTGGCCGAAATGATCGTGTGGGCGGATACCGCTAAGGACGAACAAGCGTTTGCGCGCTTCATGGAGCGTGCCAATGGGTTGCTTGACCGCGCTTACATGTCCTCACGCGTCGGTTACGCACAATCGGCCATCGAGACCGCTAAGCGTGCCCTGGCAGTCGCTAGGGACGATTACGCAACCGGCGAGGCCAACCATGTGATTGGCGAGGCAACACGCTTGATTGACCGTCTCAACAATTCGTACGCAGCGGCTAAGGGCCGGTACTAATGCCTGAGCACTACATATTTGAGTCACGTAAAGGCCGCGACTTTATTGAAGTGCGAGACCTACTGACCAAGGCGCAAGTGCAAGCACTAAACGCGCGCAATGCGGACCCTCACAGCGCCGGTAAGCACCGTGCGAACCAACCACCTAAGGACTAAGGCAATGGATACCCAACAGATCAACGTCACCACAGAACACAGCCTCACAGCGCGCGGCGTGCGTACCCTGGCGCTACTCATCACGCTAGGCGCAGCGTTGGCCGCGCTCGCGCTGCATTGGCCGCTGTAGCGCGCTCCCTGGCGCTGACGGACCCGTTGCCCGGTTTGGGTAGCGGGTCCGTCGCTTTGTGTGCCCTGGCGCGTGCCGTGGCCGCTGTGCCAGCCGTAGCCGGACACGAACCAAGCAGCTCCGTCGCTGGCCTGGCTGGCCGCTGGCTTAAGCGTCGCTAGTGCTGGCCGATACCGACACATAACGAGACCTAAGCGCGTCCCTTAGAGCCACCAACCACAACACACAGGGCACACACGCTGACCAGGCATTATATGTTGGACATACCTAACAACTTGCGTTCAAAGTAGACGCTGTGTAACTTGTCTCTTGTCACCACAACCTAACCGGCCCAACCAGCCGGACCCGCGACGAGAGGAACCACCTAAAATGACCGTTACCAGCCTTACCAAGCTTTCACAGCGGACCCTGCGCACCGGCTGCCCTAAGTGCCACAACGAGGGACCGTTCTACCTGGCCGCTGACGAGACCGGCGCAGAGCACTTGGTTATCAAAAACCAGCTCACTAAGGCAGCCGCACAGGGTGAGTCCATCCCGGCCCAATTCCTGCACGTGTGCATCGAGACCTACGGGGCCAATGAGAACGGCAACGAGGTCAAGCACGCTAGCCACGTGCAAGCCGCGATTGAAGCTGGCGTTAACGGTACCGAGACCGTCAACACTCAGGGCACGGCTACCGAGACCGTTTCGACCAGCGGCAAGGGTGACGCTGACGAAATGGCCGCGCTGCGCGAACTGTTGCTTAAGGTGCTCGGTAAGCAGCAGCTTGACGAGACCCAAATCGAAGCGATCATTTCGCGCAAAATGGACGAATACGTTTACCCGACGCGTACGTACGTGCAGACCGAGACCGAGACCCGCGAGATTGAAGGTGTGACGCACAAGCAATTTGGCGACATTCTCGCGGCCATCGCTAGCGGTGAGAACGTGCAGCTGGTCGGTGGTCCCGGTGTCGGTAAGACTCACGTGTGCGAGCAAGTTGCCGAAGCGCTTGACCGTGATTTCTACGTGGTCAACTTTCACTTGCAGAGCACAGCGTCAGAGCTTAAGGGTTACATGTCCGCTACCGGCGAATACGTGCCTACGGCGGTCTACGATTGGGCAACCAATCCTGACGGCGGCGTGTTGCTGTGCGACGAGGTAGACCGCGCGCACGCCGGTATCCTGGCCGGTCTCAATTCCATCCTGTCTAACCGTTTCCTGGCGCTCCCCAATCGTGAGATTGTGCGGCTGAATAAGAACCACGTGATTCTGGCCGCTACGAACACGTGGGGTATGGGTCCGACGTGGGAATACCCGGCAGCCCAGAAGTTCAGCGCTGAGTTCATGGATCGGTTTATCGCAATGGAAATTGAGATTGATACCGATATCGAAATGGCAGCCGCGATGGCTAAGGGTGCTCCAGTCGACGTGACCAAGCGTGCAGTTGCCTACGTGCAGCGCGTGCGGGAGAACGTCAAGCGTGAAGCTGTGACCGGTGTGGTTATCTCGCCGCGTGCGTCCCAGAAGATGGCCGCATTGCTGGCGCAAAATGTCGATTGGGATAAGGCAGTCGCTTGGACGCTGCGTAAGGGGATGGACGACGCCACCTGGCGTAAGGTTTGCGCCTAACCAGTAGCGCACAGGGGACCGGTTACCGACTCAGGTAGCCGGTCCCCTTGCTTTGTGCCTAAGCGCGCTAAGCGCGTCCCCTAGCGCCAGCCAGCCTGACGGAGCTGCTTGGTTCCGTCCCCTGGCCGGACACGTGTTGCGCGACATGATATGTGTCATGTAACTTGACTGGCAGCACGTCACCACACCACGACCGGGAGGAAACGAAAATGAAGGTCACGAACCACGGCAATATCATCCACCACACCTACGGCAGCCTTGCAGAGTTCGCGGAGTACCAGCGGACCCATAAGGCTTACGACATGGCTAAGCGCAGCGCAGCGGATAACCGCGCGTTCTCCGGTGTCGCCAGCATTAACGAGGCTTGCGACAAAGCACTAGCCGGACTGCCAGAGGAAGGCGTGAGGGTACTGGATACGTCCCGGTCCCTTACCGATAGCGCCATGCGCCAGGTCAGCGCGTATGACATGGATAGCACGTATGACGTGGCCGGTGCCTACGTCGATATGGGACGTTTCGTTACCGGTGAGCCTGAGTGCATGATTCAAGCCACGTTTGATGAGGTACCCGTTACCCGTCCGGTTGTGACCATCGTTAGCAATATCAACGCGTCAGGTGGGATTGATAAGGACGATCTGCGGGAGCGTGGCCGGTTAATCGTGGCACTGATTAAGGCAGTCGAAACGTCGGGCCGGTCTACAGAGCTTTGGACCGACTCAACCAACCAAGCGCGTGATAAGAAGTACCGTGACCGGATTGACGAGTATTTCCGTATCAGCGTCAAGATCAAGTCAGCCGACCAGCCGCTAGACATGGGAGCGGTTATGTACGCGTTTACAGACCCGTCCATGTTGCGCGTTCTCAAATTCAACGCAATGCACGCGCTACCTAAGTCCCAATATGGCAAGTACAGCGTTGGGCACGGCTACGGCTGTGTGGTTCGTGAGTCGGTAAAGGTTCCTGAGACCTACGGCGAGGGAGCAGTTTACCTGCCAGCGGTTCACCTATCGGATAACGCAACCGAGACCGTGACCAACGTTCTGCGGGACTTAGGCATTACCTAGCCGGTAACCGGTCCGCTAAGCGCCAGGGGAGCAAGTGCCCTGGCGCTTTTTTGTGCCCTGGCTGGCGCGCTCCCTAAGCGTCCCTAGCGCGTTCTGGGGCACCGTTACCCTAGCCGGTCCCTAAACGTTCGTCAGCGTTGAATCTAGCGGCCATTCTGGCGCGCTCCCTGGCGTTAGGTAACCGGTCCCCGTCGCATGGCTGGCGCTGGCGCGTGCCCTGGCCGCGCTCCCGGTCCCCTGTGGTCCCGGTCCCCTGGCCGCGCTCCCGGCTGGCTTACCCGGTCCCCTAAAGGCGTGCGCTGTGCGCTCCCCTGGCCGCTGGCGCTAAGCAACCTAAGCGCGGTTAGCCGTAAGCCACGGTGACCAGCGCTAGCCGGTGCGCGTTAAGCGCTCCCGCTAACTAGTTCGCAAGCCTAAGGGTGTGGTCCAAAAACGGTTCGTTAGCCTATGCAAATGGCATCGAACGCGCGTTCGACCGTGCCCTTAGCTAATCGCACGTTAGTTCGAGGTGGCTGCTCGGTTGCGCACCGGGCCAGCACCGCTGACCTGGGACAACCTAAGCCTAACCCGTCCGATCTGTGGGTGCTGCTCGGTTCCCACCCGCACCCGCCCGCCCGACCAGGCCAAACGCCCAGCCGGGGCCGGAGGGGAGGAATTGGCATAATTGGAAAATTGGAAAATTGAGAAAATTGGGAAATCTGCGAAACCTAACGCTTCGCACGATCCACCCAATACGCAGCGATCATCGCCGCGTTCACAGCCGCCAACGCCGGAGCACTACCCGCCTGCGTGACCGTGGACGACACAGCCATAACCGTCTTGATAAACCGCACCAGCGACCAGTACGCACCACGCGAGTACACCTGAGCCGCACCACGCCCGTACTTACGCTCATACGCAGCCACAGCAGCCTTATGTGCAGCGATCAACTTAGCCGCGTCCGCTGGCTTAATAGTCTTGCTGTCATCACGGCCAATGCGCGGAATCCGCTTACCCTCAGCGTTAGCGCCATTCACGAAATGTTCCTTATCGGAACCCGTAAGGCCAAGCGCGTCAGCCGCAGCATTCGGGTCACTGTGCTTCTCAGCAGCAGCATCCACAGCGGGGCGCTTATCAACCGTTAGGTCACTATCTCCACCCTTGCCGCCGCCTTTACCGCCACCGGTACCGCCGCCACCGCGACCACCCATGCTTAACCCCCTTAGTAAGAAAAGTTGACACCTGCTACACGGCATGTATGGTGATTGCCATGAGCACCGCCAAAATCAAGTGGGTCAGCCCGACTGGACTGACTGTCATCTACGAGGACGGGACCATCGTGTTCCCAGACGAGCCGCACCCGCAGCTCCCATTCAAGGACACGTCCAACCGAGGCAAGTTCGGCCTCAAGGGCGCGGTCCAGGCCGCGATGGACGACACCGAGGCAGACGACGCGCTAGCGATGGCGAGCTGACATGTTGGCCTGGCAGGAGCAAGCGCAAGCGATCTGGAACGTCGTCATGTTGTCCCTCATGGTCGGAGGAACACCCGTCATCGGATACCACCCCACACAGCCGCCCATGTTCGGCGTGAAACTACCGGAGGACTGAAACATGAGCGCATTCACAAAGTGGATTGACACCTTCCTAGACGAGAAGGGCGTAGACCTAAACCACACGTTCACCATCGACACCCCCGGCCACCAGTGGGAAACCCACTTCATCCCCGTCTCTGTCGTGGTCGAGGTAGCCAAGGGCGTGTCCGCGTCCGAGCAGCTACAGATCAAGAACACGCTGGTCAGACTGGACGTTTGCAACCAGCCGGTGCTCCCCTACTTCGAGCACCTAGCTAAGGCACTCGCAGAAGCCGTGGACTAGCGTCTGCCGGTGTAACTTTGTGGGCGGGTCTGGTTACCACATAACCGGGTCCGCCCACACGCATTTAAAGCTAAGGAATGGTAAGGGTGCCTAGCTTTCTCCCAGACATACCCGACAGCGCCGCAGCACTCATGCTCCGACAGGAGCGGCAACGCCTGACACAAGAGCGCATCCGTCTAGTGCGCGAGATAGAGCACAACCAGCAGCGCATCGACGCAATCGACGCGCGCCTAAGGGAGGTTAACGATGGAGAGCGTGTACTCTCCGAGCATGGTTTCTGACGCCACACTGCTTTCCATAGCCGCCCGTACCGAGGCGATTATCGCTGAGACTGTGGCGCTGTACGACGCCATACGTGACGCTAAAGAAAACGGTTATTCGTACAACGAGCTAGAACAAGCAACTAAGTTCACGCGTGGAACCTTGCAGAACATCGCTGCCGGTAAGAACCCGCGACTCTCAATAGAAGATCGTTGTTGACAGACTTTGTATGTGCCGTGTACAGTGAGTGACATGAGCAACGACAGCTACCGCGCCCTGGTCCTCCGTCCTGACGGCACCCGCGAGACAGTCACCATTCCGCGTGACCACAGCGAACTCCGCACCCTGCAAGGCATCGTCGGCGGGTACATCGAGGGCGTGTACGGCTGGACCAGCGAGGACGCAGAAGCGTTCGATGTGACCTTCATGGTCCATTCAGAAGGTAAACTCTTGAATCAGCCGGTGAACGTCCAGGCGACAGCTCTGTGGTGGAGCTTCAACCCTGGCGCTCGCGGCGTCGACCGCCTGCGCGGCGTGGTTGTGGTGACCGGTGGCGCAGACGGGGAGGGCAACACCCTGGCCGTCCCCAATCAGGTGGTCGAAGTGGTGGAGCGGGCGGGGGAGTAATCCCCCGTTCGTCTCCCACTTCCATTCAAACTTTCACTTTAGCTTTATTCACTAAAGCATCCTAAATTTACTAAACCCTAAAAGGCGGTGGCTGAACCATGCGTATGCAGCGTTATGAGGACAAGGAACGCGACCTCAAGCGGAGCGTTATCACATTCGACTCATTCGATGACCTGCTAACCCACAACCGCGAGGGCACCGACCATCGCTCTAAGCACATGGACGACCCGTCGTTCTACGGCGTTAAGAACATGCAGGAGGCCGACCAGCTCGGCCAGAAGGGTTTGCCTAAGGCTGGCATCGAGGCGATCAACCTCGCAGAGCACAAGGTGGCCCTAATGGCAGGCGACCTGTACCGGCCCGCATATGACGAGTACCACGACACAGCCGGGGCATTCGTTGACATGGGACGCTACATGCAGGGCGAACCTGAGTGCATGGTGGACTTCACGCCCACCGAGGAGCCGGGCCAGAACAAGATCGTGGCGCTCATCCTTAACATCACGTACAACTGGGCGATTAGCGCTAAGGCGATTAAGGAAAACGGCCAGGCCATGTTTGCCTTGGTTGAGGCCATCGAAACCGCCGGGATGCAGGCTGAAATTTGGGTCGACATGTACGTGCGTGGCTTCGGTAGCAATTACCGTGCCCGTACCGCAGTGCGGCTTAAGAAAGCCGGTGAGCCGTTCGACGTGTCCATGTTCATGTACGCGCTGACGCACAACTCATTCCTGCGCGCTCACCTGTTTAACGCGATGCACTCACACGATAAAGATGTGCGCGAAGCTTGCGGCATTCACCCACAGGGTGGGTACGGTTCGTGCATCAACAACGCGACCGACATGGAGGACTTTCCTCCGTACTCGATTTACATTCCCTGCATTTCCCACGACTCGCAGGCCGGTAAGTTCGTGCCCGCCGTGCTGCGCCAGCTCGGCCTCATGAAGTAGAAGCGTCACAGTGACGGAAGGTGCTGCAATGGTTGACTGCGTGGATCACAACCACACCGACGAGCTGGGAGCCTGTGAGGGTGTAGTGAGCCTCTACGCGTCCCTGTCCGGCTCAGGCGAGTCGTACCCGCGCTGTGAGCGTCACTACCGGCTGTACGTCGAACGCGTGCAACCTCAGATCGACGCTATCCGGCAGCGCTACCCCGACACCGACCAGCCGCCAGACTGGTTCGACCCGACCTATGCGGGTGAAAGGTGGAACGAAGATGACTAAGTGCGACGTGTGCGGCGTGGCTATCGAACTAACTCCGTCGCCATACCTAACCTACTGCGTCGACTGCTTTAAGGACTTGCCCGATGACTAACGCGAAGCTCCTAAGCAAAACCATTGGCGTCGGCCCATGCCGGGTCTGCGGTAAGGGCACCAGCTTACTTAAGACGCACATCTGCCCGCGCTGCGCCGCCAAGCGTGAGCGCCCGTTCGCTATCGACGTTAAACCGACTAAGCACGCTTAGTGAAAACGGCTTGACGCCTTAGTATGTGGGGTGTACGATACGTGCATGAGTAATCGGAAACCAGGCAGCCCAGAGGCCAGGTTGGACCAGGTTCGCCACCTGGCGGAAACCGCAGACTGGCAGAGTAAGGCCGCGACCCCGCAGTTATTCCACCAGTTCATTCTCAGCATTCTTGACGCCACCGGCGACTGGACCGACGTTGGGGAGTTCGACAAGTGAGCAACGACACCAAGCAAGACATGATCAGCGACATTATGGAACTGCTCAACGCTCCCGTTGAACCGCTACACCCCGACCTCGCTGGTTACCTCCACATGGACGGCCCGCTCGGCGCACCCATGCTCAAGCACCCGCTTGTGTTCAACATGTTCCACACAGAACGGGAGAACGCCCGCGTCAACGCCTGCTACGAAGGCAAGCGGGACGCCCTACATAAGGCATTCCGCGAATGCAACTGGACCAGCTACGTGTTCCTGCATGAGCGCCCGTACCGGCTCGACGCGTTCTCCATCATCAGGGACCGCATCACCAGCAACGACGCCTACTGGCCGCTACTCGGCCTGATCTGGACCGACTCAGAGAACATCTGGGAGAACCGGGGCGCATGGTATCGGCGGCTAACCGAACCTAGGCGGATCGCGGACCGCCAGACCCTCATGTCCGTCAGCGACTACAACACGCTGCGCGACCTGCCCAGCTCATTCAAGGTCTACCGGGGCTTCAACGACGACGGAGACGCAGAGGGCCTGTCATGGACCCTCAACGCCGCCAAGGCTCGCTGGTTCGCAACCCGCTACGACCAGACCGGCGCGACCGTTGCGACCGGCACCGTCGACCGTGACGACGTGATCGCCTATTTCAGTAGCCGGGGCGAGGACGAGATTGTCGTACTGCCGGAGAACGTGCAGAACATGACCCTCCGGAGCGTCTAAGGTGGGCTGCTACACTGTCGCCCGCGCCCCTATAGCTCAGTTGGTAGAGCAGGAGACTTTTAATCTTCGGGTCCTAGGTTCGATCCCTAGTGGGGGCACCCATGCCACGCCCTAACGGCCAATTCCTCATCACTCTCGTCTGCACAATGGACCTAGACAAGTGGATAGAGGACTTTAAGCTAGCCGGACCACTCACCGCTAAGACCTTCATACGGGAACTAGCCGCCGAGGCAGTACAGCACCAAATCGAGAAGCACGGCCACGCAGCCAGCGTGACGCTTAAGCGCCAATAAGCTCCAACGGGTGGACTCGAACCACCAACCACGCGATTAACAGTCGCGCGCTCTGCCAATTGAGCTACGGAGGAATGTAAATGTGGGCAGTCTGGATGAAAGACGCCATAGATGACGACCGGTTCGTCTTAGACGGGCTTAACCACGATAAGGCGAGCAGTCTTGTCAGGAACCTACAGGGCATCCTGCCCGATTCAGTTGTATGGATGGAGGAAGAATGAGCAGCAACCACGACGACCTCGAACCCGGCTGGGCCGGTCTGGGCCGGTTCCTGTGGCCCGTAGCTGTCTACGCCAAGATCAAAGGCTGGCTCATGCGCAAAGGCATCATTCACCAGCGATGGGAGCCGTCCCCGCGAATCGAACGCGACTAACCAAGTTTGCAGCCTGGCACCTAACCACTCGGACACAACGGCATTACCGCTTCTTCCGGCGCTTACCCTCATAGTGCCGGAAGTTTGCGTTTCTAAGCTCCTCCACCTTCACCCGAACATGACCCGACCACGGATCACGCTCAACAGCAGACTTCGGAACCTCCACAGCCACAACACTCTGGCCGTAACCCTCCTGGCCCTTAACCGTCTTAGTAAAGAACCCATACTGCGAGTTCTCATCCCGATAAGACTTATCCATGCCAGGCCGATACTGCGGCTGAAACCCACGATCAACAATGTCACGCGCCGCACTCGCAGAAGTCCTGTGATACAGCGTCACCGTGGACGACCGGGAGCTAACCGGGCCACCGCCACCACCACCGCGACCGCCCATCACACCCCCTAAGCGTTAACCGCCTTACGGCGCTCATCCCAGAACGTCGGAAACTCCCGCACAGGTGGCAGGTCTAAGCCCTCCACATGCACAAGCCGCCCGTAACTAAGCAAGACGCTCGGCTCAAGACGCTCCACCATCGCGGCCAGGCCCTCACGGAACAACGCTTGATCCTCAGGCTTCGCCCGCACACCGACCGCAGACACAGCCACAGGCCCGCCCCGAGGCAGACCCTCGAAACAGAAGTCGAACGTGTCTGAGCGTGCCCAGCAGGCCGTAGGAATGACGTTCACGCCGTGGCTCTGCCAGTACGCGCCACACCACCGGGACCGGTACACGTTCCAAAGCTGCGCTGCACGCGGCATATCGCGCCACAAACTGAAATCTGGTGTCAGGGCACCGCCGACCGCTGTAACTCTCCCCAGCGTCCTCTCAGGGCTTGTAAACGCCGTCTCAAAACGGTAGTCGTCCAAAAAGAAGTGAATCGCGCCGTTCTCCCGAGCTGCACGCTCCCGCTGACGCGGCAGATGCCACGCCCCCAGGTAATCAGGCACCCAATCGCACCGCTCAAGATCAGGGAAACCGAACGGATTGCTCGACGGGAAGATCGCACGCAGATTCAGCGCGTCCATCTTCGCCGGAGCTTCCGACCAATACTTAGATGACCTCGTGCCGTAAAGGCTAAGCACCTTAGACACAGACCACCCCCAAGTAAGTCAGCATGAGTACGTTTCATGAGCGGAGAGCAGAGGGATCGAACCCCAAGCTCCATTACGGCTACCCGGCTTTCAAGGCCGGTCGCGGGCCACCCCCGCTGCATTACTCTCCGTGGTACCCCGTACAGGACTTGAACCTGTGACCCGCCGATTAAGAGTCGGCTGCTCTACCAACTGAGCTAACGAGGCAAAAGACCCTGCCTAACAAGAGAACAGGGTGGGTGTGTGCTAGACGCGAATCGAACGCGCGAAATCCACTTTGGAAGAGTGGCACCCAGCCAACATGGGTTACTAGCACAGGGCTGGCAGTTATTTAACGTCGCGCCAGCAGACGAATGCGGCAACCCCAGCGCTAGGACCACCCTTAAATGTGGGCTGTTTTGTTTAAGACCGGGTTACCCACCACCCGCAACGCTGACCACCCAGGAATCGAACCTGGAACCTCCGGAGTCAGATTCCGGCGCAACTGCCTAATTGTGCTAGCGGTCAATACAACGTGTGGCGAGAGGGAATCGAACCCCCGATGCCGAAACACCTGATTTACAGTCAGGCGGGCCAACCAACAAGCCCAACCGCCACGTGGCGACAGGCCGGGACTTGCACCCGAATCACCCGAGTCACAGTCGGGGGCTTTACTACTTAAGCTACCTCGCGTGCTCCACCGGGGAGTCGAACCCCGAAACACCTGAACCTAAATCAGGCGGCTTTGCCAGTTTGCCTAGCGGAGCGATTGCGCTTGTACTCGCGCATGTAAGCAGCCTTGCGCTCACGACACAGCGCGCACTTACAATTCCTACGGCCAGACTTGCCGCCGCCATGTGGAACCGAACTCGCGGCTACCGTCTTAGCCTTATGGCAGTCCGCGCATAAAAGCTGGCACTTCGCCAGTTCTGGCAGCACCGTCTCATCCGACCACTTAATCCTCGTCGTGATAGCGAAACTTTTAGTGGAGGGGTCGATATGGTCGAACTCAAGCCTCTCGGTAGCGCCGCACTTCACGCACGCGCCGCCGAGCATTTCTACTAAACGCGCAACCCGAGTGTTGTAGTAATCCCTGTGATACTCAAGTGAGGCTATCGCCATTATCTCCCCAAAAATAAGCAACGAATAGAGGACTCGAACCTCTACCAGGCGGTTTTGGAGGCCGCTATGCTACCGATTACACCAATTCGCTTTACAGCCTCGTTCAGTCGGTGATGGCATACCGAGGGGCCGCACGCCGTGAGGCGGGGTAATCCCTAAAAGTCGGCCCACCCCGAGTCGAACAGGGAACCCCGGCGATCCAAACGCCTCATGCAAGCCATTACACCTTGGGCCGAACGGCTTCGGTATGACGAGGGAAGCCAACCCCGGACAGTTCTCCTAGAACTGACAACAAGCACTAACTATTACCGACCTTCGCGGGCTTCTTAGCCTGCTCCGGAACCTCAGCCTTAGGCCACGCCGTGCGATCCCGAAGCTCCTGCACAACGTCAAGCTTGTCTTTAGAAACCTTGATCGGGTCTTTTTCAGTCATATTCACTCCATATTCAGTTATACGCGCGGAGGCCAATTCCAAAACCCCGCCTGCGGAACAGGTGACCACGGCACCCACTCATCAAAGAACAGTCCAGTCGGACTCAACACCGCCAATGACACCACCGCCGCATTACTGGACTCAGGGTCCACGTCAACCGCAGTAATGATTGCCGCACGCGGCACCAACGGATACTCACCCTCAGGCGTGCTATACGCCTGATAATGCACTACACGCCCAACAGTGGGCTTCTGCTCACTCACGAGCCACCTAGCGGAATCGAACCGCTGACCTGCGCGTTACGAAGGCGCTGCTCTACCAACTGAGCTAAGGTGGCCTTACTGCTACTTCTTCCAACGATTCTCAGTCGGCCAAGGATTATTGATCTTCCGCTTTATCCGCGACGGAACCGGGTTAGACGGCGGCGAAAGATCAGGCCGCTCATTCAAACCCTCCGGCTCCCCACACACGCAGCAAGGATCGCACCAGTCATGGCCCGGCTCGCAACACCTAGCTTTGAACTCCATGACGCGTCCACACCCCGTTCTTCACGGTGCCAAGAGCGCGGCGGATACACACATACGTAGCGCAACGCGAGCAGTAATAACCCCACTCATCATCAATCCACCGCATTTTCAGCGTCCGACACAGCGGGCATGGCCGGTCGACCAGCTCCACCGCCTCAGGACTGCTCTGGCGCGCACTCGACATGAAACAGCTTCTCCCAACCACGTCCATACAACTTATGAAAACGCTCGGTAGGAACGCTCTTACCGCACGCCACGCAAGGCCGCTTGACCTTAGACGCACTCGGCATGAAACAGCTCCCCCGCGAACTCGGTAACCTCATCGCCCAGCCGGATCGAATCGTCACACTCCAAACAGCGCGCGAAAACCTCCGACGTGTAAACCTCACTCATTAGCGAGAATCGCCGCAACCTTCGGGGCCAACGTGAACGCATGTGCCCAATCGAGCAACTGCGAATACGCCTCCTCCTCAAGCTCAGCGCCACCCGGCCCCTGAGACAAATCCACTGTGCTAAGGACGCCATCGCCGTCAATGTACTGAACGATGCGCAGCTCCCCGACCATGATATTGCCCTGGTCGTCGGGCGAAGAATTATCCGACACTATGCGAACCAATCTCTCGACACCTTATGCCGAGGCTTAGCGTTTTTGCCGTCGCCAAGCTCCTGATTGCACTTCAAGTGCATAGGCTCAAGATTCTTAGCGGACGCCAACAGTGGTGAATCAGGCGGCAACGACGCCACCGAGATTTTGTGGTTAGCGGACGGACCCCACGGATTGCTCTTGCGATAATGCTTAAGCTCTCGACAATCAGGGCCACAGTCCAACGGAATCAAGTGCGCCGTCTCTGCCGTGTACTTGCTCGTATCCACGAACTGGCAGATCGGCTTAAGGGTGAGGTCAATCGCCTTGCGGCAACTTGGGAGTGCGCAAATCTGAGACTGCCTCAGTACGCGCTTACGCGCCCTAAGGTAATCACGCTCAGTTTTACCAGTCCCACCCTTCTTCCTCAGATTCCCAGGCATCCGCTACCCCCTCAGCTATGGCCTCCCCATGTTTGCCCTTTCCAGACTTGTATTCGCGGTAACGATTCCGGTGTGGGACCGCCGCGTTCGACCGGCGCAACTCCTGCCGATACTTAGCCGCCGCCTTGCTCACGGTTCTTCTCCCAACACGAGTAATGTCCCTGCGAGCCAGACGGCTTACCGCAGAACGCACAGTGCATTCCGACGCACTGCCAAGGTCCATTCGGAGTTAGAGACATAACCCGACAGCCGAAATGCTCGCCGCCGGGCATGAACTCCGCATGGTTCTCAACGACGGTCACTTAAGCCACCGCTTAGCCGCGCGATCCATATTCAGCTCCGACACGTTATTCGCCAACGTGCCCCGCCAATGACCAGGACCATCCACACCCTTAGGGGCAGGGACATACACCTGCTTGTTATCAAGCAGCGCGCCCACAATCATCTGGTGCAGCTTATTAGGCTGCTGAACTGGCTTCATTTAAACCGGCCTCAATTCTGTCGTCCCACGAATCCGCTTACCACGCGACGTGCCACCACAGTCCTTACAGCGGAGCATCTGATAAACACCCGCCGTAGTGACGTAAGCCTTCACGCCGTCTTTCTTCAAGTTCTCGCTATTGCACTTAACGCAACGCTCAACACCGTCGTCCACCGTCTCCTCATACAAAGCGAGGTTCAGGTTCAAATACGGCAAGTGATGCTCAAACAGCCGCCCAGTCAAACGAACGTCATGCTCGTTGTACTCGCGCATAATCTTCTGCGCGGCTCGCTTCTCAGCCTTAGTGCCGTGCCTAATATCCCACCAGAGGTCACTCCCTCCGTGATGAACCTTGCGGTCCTTAAGGATGATGCGGGACGACCAATCGAGCTTCATGCTCATCAGCCCGCCCTTAAACCAGCGGCGCACCGACTTAATCAAGTCAACCGACTTATACGGCGTCGGACGGCCCATGCCTAGGCGCAGGAACTCAGCCTCAAGCCATTGCAGGTCGAAACGGTCACCGTTCCACGTCACGACGATATCGGCGCTATCCATCGCATCCCACATGACTTGCATCATGGAGCGATAAGCGGCCTCGTCGTGATCCTCCCAAGCGGCCTTAAACATGACGCGATCCTCGCCGCGCCACTTAGCAGCCCAGCACAGAACGCGTGTAGGCACCTGCACCTGGTCAATGCCGACGAACTGCTTAAACAAGCCGAACGTCTCAACGATGGCCCGCTGCGTCTCAATGTCCAGGATCAGGACGCGGGCGCTCATGCGAACGCCCGAGGGTGCTTAGTGGCAGCCATAGCGCGCATGTAGTCGACTGCGTTCGGCCCGACGTTAATGGTGTACGTCTGCTCACCGAGCAGGACCGGCTTGACTGGCATAGCGGTCTTACCACGGAGACGCTTAATCTCCCGGTCAAGGAACCATTTAGCCTTCTCTAGGTCTTGAATCCACTCAAGCGAGTTCTTACCTTTGTTCTTACTGGTATCCAGTCGCGTAGCGCGTGCAATGTACTGCACAGCCTGCCCACCCGAACTGGTCAAGTTCTCGGTAATGCTGATCAGCTCAGCGCCATCCGACCAGCCATCTTTGTAATGCTCTGGGTTGATCGCGTCACGCTTAGCGGCCTTAGCAGCCTTCTCGGCCTCTAGATGCTCAAGCACTTCCTTTGGATCGGTCAATTTTTCCCCCAAGCGCCGCGAACAGCACAGACAACCGGTGAACCGGGTCATAGCGTTCAGGCAGCGCATTAATCACATGCAAGGTCACCACCAGCGGCAGCACACGCGCGCCAATCGGAAACCTCTGCAAGTAGCGGTCCCAGCCCTCACTAAGAAGCTCGCCAGGCGGTGCCGCAATCTCATATCCGACAATCGCGCAAAGTAACGCCAACCACGCATAGTCAGATGGCTTCACTGCACCCCCTTAAGAGAAAGGCGGGTGCCCCGACCCCTCGCCAGGACACCCGCCTCAGCGCAGCCAGAACCGGCTAGGTAACCAGTGGCTACCGCCGGGCGCGCTAAATCACTTCCGGAAGCTGAATCACCTTAGGGACGCCCTTCTCGCAATCGAGGCAAACCCGGTGACCCGAACCCCATACCTTTGTGTTTTCTCGTGAGTACACGTGCCCATTGCGGCAACGATTGACCCGCGTCAGAACTTCCGGCTCATCCTCGGTGTGCCATTTCAGATTCACCAGCCGGTTATCCGTGGGATCACCATTCAGCCACCGTGGAGCGCCCCCAGATGGCCTAGGACCGACGAACGTCAGCAAGACCAGCATGTGTACCGCCCACGGCCTCCCAGCCGCTTTAACGCGCATACAGCCCCGCTCGTCTGCCCACTCGGACAGTTCCTTGCGAGGACCGCGAATCTTGCCCTGGTCGCTGGCCTGGTACCCCTTAAGTTCTGGAATAGGAATATCAGCCCACATTTGGGTACAACTTTCCCCTCTTTAATTAAATCATGACCAAGAGTTCCCTAGCGGGTCGCGTGATAAGTGAGCACATCCCCGACGCGGAATAACGTCCGACCGTTAGCAGCTTTATGCCGCCTGATCTTGTCAGGATGACGCTTAGCCCAGTTACGCACGTCCCACTCCGAAATGCCGAACCGCTCAGACAGTTGCTTAGCGCTCAGCATTTCGTTCACGTCGATAATCGAGTTATCGGACACCCAAGGCTGCCCGTACTCTGCCATCTTCTTATCGACCACTAGGCACGCCTCTAGGTCAATCTCCGCTAGGGCCGACCGGTAATGGTCAATGATCCTGCGGTACCGGTCGTCCTTAGTGTCCGCAGGCCACGGCCACTTAGCCACTGCCGGTCCGGTTGTAGGTCCACCAGACCCGCAGCGAGTCGAGCGTGTCGAACTTGCGACCGTAGTAGTCCCACAGCAGATTGTCACCAGGGTTAAACGCCTCTAGGTGGTCTGCGTTCTGGTAGAAGATGATGCCGTCCGGACGCCCAAAGTTGTAGCGGAACACCCCGCCGTCCGGATGGCTAACCAGGGCCAGCCCGTTAGACGACCCCGCTAGCAATGTGTAACTCACTCGTCCCCCTCAGGCGTGATTGAGAACTTCCCGCTGGCGAACAGGTAGACCGTGAGCGCGGCCCCAACGACCGCGCCCACGAACAACCCCGACAAGTAATTGACCACTAGCCGGAAACCACCAGCTCCCAAGAGTTCTGGATCGCCGCGTTATCAGCAGGCGACTCAGCGGCCCGGTAGGCGGGCTTATCCACGTCGATCAGCAGCCACTTACCCGGCTCGAATGAGAACGCGTACACACCCTTGCTGTTCTTACGCAGCGTCCCCACCGGATCGTTAGACCGCACGTGGTTAATGGCGTCCAGCACGGCTTGCAGCTTCACGTCCAGGTTGGCGTGAATCTGACCGATAGCCTTACGCGCGGCCTTCCGCTCAGCGTCGGTAAGGGTCAGTACCTCACCCTCCCCCAGCGCGGTCGGCAGCACCTTAGCGCGCGCCACCTCATGCGGCTGCACCGCGTAGTCGCCTTTACGGCCATTCAGCGTCGGAGCCTTAACGCTCACTACTCCCCCTCAATCCGATCCACGAAGCCCAAGTCGAAAGCCTCCTGAGCGTTAAGCCACACGTCCTGGCGCGTCCACAGCGCCGCGAACTTCTCGGCAGAGCACTTACCACCGGACCGCTCAACGTAAATCTCACCGATACGCGTATTGAGCTTCCGGTAGAACGCCATCGTGTCCTCAAGCTCACCAATCTTGCCCGCCGTGTTACCGGACAGTTCGTGAACCATGAAGAACGACTCAGGGCCGATAACGCGTTCGTCGGCAGCCTGCACCAGGACCGTCGCCATGCTCGCGGCCAAGCCCCGAACAGTCATGGTCACCTTGTGCTGACCACCGCCCCGCAAGCTGTAGCGCGTCAGGTTGTCGAACAGGCTCAGACCCGCGAGGCACGAACCGCCGCCGGAGTGAATCTCCACGTTCATGTCGCATGTCGGGTCCAGCCGGTGCCAGAACTCAAGGTGCTGCGCGCACTCAGCGACGTTCTTAGAGTCCACAGCACCAATGAAGTAGTGCTGATGAACCATGTCGTCCGTCGCCAGGAAATGACGCTCGGCCCGCTGCGCCTGGCCGGTTTGCAACTCCGCAAGGTCGGCCTTAGCCTCAACCTCACGCAGCTTGGCTGCCTTGAAAGCATCCTTGAAGCGGTCCTTAATGACCGTATCGTTCATCACTTAGCATTGCTCCAATCACAGCTAATAGCGGGGCCACTCGTAACGCACTGAACGGTGCGACCGTCTGGCAATTCCTGCTTGTATGTATTGGCTGGCGCGCCAGAGCCGCAGGCTGACAGCCCGAAAGCTGCCAACACTACGGCACCCGCGACAATGGCCTTAAGCCACCGACTCAAGGTCAACCTCTCCCTTATCCAACTGCTTAGTCTCGTGCTCCAAAAACTTCGGAGACTTAGCCTTAAAGACGTGCGGAATCTGGCCCTCAATACGGACGCAGACACCCTCGTCAACCGTCTTACGGTCACTCAGCGGAATAGCCTCAGGAAACCGAGACTCACCGTTCGACATAACCTGGTCGCAGTACCGGATATCCAGGTATTCACGAGCGAAATACTCAGTGAACAGCTTGTCCTCTAGATCGTCCGGAAGCTGAATGTTGTAGTTACGCAGCTCCGGCGCAGTCTTAAGGTCCAGTGACCGGCAGAAGTCCTTAACGCCCTCCCACGATAGGTCCGCGATAACACCCTTAGGGTTCACCGTGACCACACGGTAGACGTAAAGCTCACACTCGCCCGGCGGCAGGTTGTACGTGTAACCCCGCTGAATCGGCTCATCCTTACTAACCCAACCGACCAGCTCGCCGTAAATGATGAAGTTCTCCGGAATCTTGCCCTCAAGCTTCTCGCCGAACTTCGCCCACAGGTCGGTGTCGTAGTAGTGGTTGTTCTCCGACCGGCCCTTAACCACGTTCCGAGACCCGTATACGTGCTTGTACTCGGTATCCGGAGTGATGATGCCCAGGCGATTCAGGAACCGCTCAAAGCGCCCCTTAGTCCGGTTGACCGGAATATTGCCGCCACGCCAGCTAGTGCCGTGCAACTTCTGCGTCACAACAACCCGCCGGTCGTCGCGGAAGTAGTGCAGATTCCGGAACAGATGCACCGTATCCAGGTGCTTCGGGAACAGCTTCTCGTCAACCTGCTTACGCACCTTGGGCTGACCCTGCGTGGCCTGCTTCTTACCCTTCGGGACGTACTTACGGCAGATCGTGTGACCGTTCAGCTTGTCGAACGTGTCGCCCGGCTTGAGCGTCGACACGTCGTAACCGGTATAGGCCAGCGACTCCACCGGCATCAGCAGCGCGTCCGACTGGTGCTTACGCAGCCGCAGCGCCTTAACGCGGGCATTCGGCTCTAGATAGCCGGTCTCGCTCGCGTCCCGGTTCAGCGTGGCCTCACGGAACAGGTTGTTTTCCCGCGCGTACTCGGTATCAAGCTGAGTCTCGGCCATGAACAGCACCCGCAGCGCGCCCAGCTCGTAGCCCTCCTTTTGGGTGAGCGCCTGGTAGCCGAACATAGGCACGCCGACCAGGTTGTCCAAGCCTTCTAGGAGAAGCCCCTGCGGCAACTTAACGATTGTCGCCGCGTAGTTAGCGTTCTCCGGAGCGTCAAAGCTCACTTAACCCACCGCCCCTCTACACCCCACAAAATCCGGTCGATTACCTTAAGAACCTTGCGCCACGTCACCGCCGCCACCAGCCCTTTCCAAGTTTGTCCTGCAATTGCCGGTAAGTGGCCTCAACCCGCGTGACCTTAGAGCCGTTAGGGATAGTGACCATCAGACCGTCCAAGTCGTAAATGGTGTGATTACCGCCGGGCCGTCGAATCTCGAAAGTAAGACCTCGCACTCGCGCGGCCTTGTCGATCTTTCGCAGCACAACGGAAGTTTTCTCGTGAGACATTTCGTTTCCTTAAGGGCCGGAGATAGGGCCAGGGTTACCAGCCCTACCTCCGGAGGTTTCGCTTACCAGGCGGGAGCGTCGTTAGCGGCAGACTGATAGCCGCCGCCGTTGTTCTCCCGACGCTTACGAACGTTCTTCCCGACGAACTCGCCGTCGATTTCAAACACGGACCGCTTCTCACCCTCGCGGGTCTCAAACGACCGCTGCTTGAGCTTGCCGATCACCACAACAGAGTCACCCTTACGCAGGGCCTCAGCGGCACCCTCAGCCAGCTCGCGCCACACAGTGGTACGGAGGAACACCGTCTCACCGTCCACCCACTCGTCGCCCTTCTTAACCCGAGGCGTAGACGCCACGGAGAACTGAGCGACGGCCACGCCCGACTCAAGGAACCGCAATTCCGGATCAGCGGTAAGGTTGCCCTGAATCTGAATTTCAGCGTTTGGCACGTTTCTCCTTTGATTTCATTTCGCAATATTCTTCGTACTGCGCTTTCGTTAAGACGTTCCCGCAATCCGCGTTAGTGCAGTAAATGCGGTCCTCGCCCACCCATCCCCCGAGAGTGGGTAAAGCGCACTCAGGACATGGGACGCGCCTCCGCTCCCACACCCTTTGCAGCCCGATAATCCCGTCAGCCTTGGAATAGACCTCGCGGATATCAAGCGCTACCTCTAAGCCGCCGCTAAGCGTGATGAGGTCGCGCACCTGGTAGCCATCCGCCCGGTGCATCACCGCGCGAATCTGGCCGATCAGGTCAACGACCGTCAGGTTTAACGGAGCCTTAGGCTCAGCCGATGAACTGACTTTCGACTGCCCTACCGAACCGGGCACGTAGCCCTTATATTTTTCGAGCAATTCGGAGTAAGTCGGGAGTTCATCTAGGCACTTCTGAATGTCCTTAACGCAGCCGTCGCACAGTGGACGTAGCGCGACCAAGGCCGGGCCGTCCGGAGTGCGGCTGACACACCTGCGCCCCGAACGGCAACGCTCCGCTAGTCCCATACGTCGAACACCCCGTCAAGGAATGACTCAAACAGGTCAGACAGGAACCGCCGCCAGTTCCGGCGGTGCTTACGCCGCCTACGCATCGTGCGGGAAGTGGGACAGCCAGCGGATCAGGTCAGCGACCTCAAGGCTCTCCTCGCGGTACGGAGCCAGCCCATTGATCGCCTCGCCCGGCGACTTGTAGAGGTCACGGCGGAAACCCCTGGTGCAGCCCTTCGAGACCGTCACCAGGTGGTAGTTATGCGCCGGGTTAAACCCGTACTCCAAAACTCCGCAGTTCAGCTTTATCGTGGTGCTAAGCAGCATTGTTTTCCTCCTTAAGGATTTCCTGGCGCTCCGCTTCCGTCGTCCCACCCCAAACGCCTTGGGTGCGGTCGAAATAGTCGGGATGAGCGCGGTCCCACTTGAGCGCCGCTTCTAAGCACTTCCGCTTAGCCGGGCAGCCGTTGCACACAGCGCGAGCCTCTGCGATCTGCTTTCGCCCGCCAGCTCCCTTTTTAGGAAAGAACGGGTCGTCGTCAGCGTCGGTAACCGTGCCCTTGCAGGCCGCTCCCGGCAGGTCGGGAATGTCCAGCTCCGGAATGAGCTTGGATCGCACGCCACTCACATTCGTTACCGGAATGCTGAACGCGTTACCCCGGCTGATCTGGTTAGCGTGGAACCGCATTTCAACGCCGACGCGCTGGTTAACCGAATACACTTACGCAACCTCTCCGTGAACTTCCCAGTAATCCGTACCGACGTATTCGCCGCGCTCTATCGCCAGCGCGTGCCTGGCGTTCGGCACCAACCCGCCACGAACCCCGAACCGGAGGGTCTTACCCAGGCCGTACTCCTCGCGCATCGCGGCCTCTAGGCATTGCTCCCGAACCTCGCACATCGTGTTGCACACACGCTTAGGCTCGACTGCCGATCCACCCTTGCTAGGGAAGAACATTTCGGGGTCAATGAACTGGCACGCCGCCAGCTCCCGCCAGTTCGATTCCGGTGTCGCCAACTTCCCAAATCCTTATCTCAATCCGTGGATTTTTCGTATCCGTATCCGTTACTGCCATGCGCGTTTGTTTGACGTACTTAGAGTTGTCGTCAGGCCAAACGCCAGCCCGCACTAATCCGTCTAATGCCCCTTTAACGAAAGGGCCGAGGGAATCGGAATCGGTAGCGCGCCGAGTTGGCGTGTACCAGAGGAATGACACGACGGACGGACCTAAGTCCTTAATGCCCGCCCGCCGGGCCAACCAGAAAACCGTGTCCCCTACCTCTTGCTTGGCCTTTCGGACTACCGCCCAATGTGCGCGCCGCTGATCGTTAGCGGTCATTGGTGGCCGTTTGAAAGGCGCTACTAGCAGGTGCTCCAACTGTCCCCCGTTAAGGGGAGGGGGAAGTTAGTTAGATGGGTGCGCAGCACAGACCTCGCCGCTTCGATTCGGGTCTTGGGCCAGGCTTGGGGCGACATGGGAACCATCCCACCTTGGGATCGGGTTAACCGCCCTTTAACGCACCCATCCAAGTCTTTACTTGAGTTCGATACGGACCGATTGCTCGTACGGCATGTCACCGCCGGTCTTGGTCCGATGAACTACCCTGTCGTGCTCGGTAAGGCCGGTAACCTCAAGCACCTTGGTCTTGCGGTCGTAGGTAAGGCCCACCTTGCCGGTAATGGCGATAGCCATGCCGTCGCCGGTAATGCTGACACTCACCAGTAGCTCCTTAGAGCCTTAGGGCCACCGCCGTCCGTCATAGCGTCCAGAGTCGCCCCCACGCCGCCGACGTTCCAATGATCGGACTGGCCCAGCGTCTCCCCGATGCCTAGCATTGCGTCGTCAGGAATGTCCGTCCCGATACGCTCAGCGGAAACCAGGTCGTAGTGCGTATAGCCGTCCTCCTCCTCAGCGGAGAAGTGGAATCGCACGTCTATGTAGCTACCCGCGCTCGCCATCAGATTCCTCCTCTGAGTAAAGGTCGTCCACGTAGGTATCCATCGCCTTAATCGCCCTAGCGAAAACGATCACAACCACCACAGCGACGAACCCAAAGATCACCAGCCCGAGCATCAGAAGTCCCCCGGCTGAACTTGCAGGCACTTAAGGCCCAACGACCGCCACAGATTCACAACCTGGTCCCGGTCGTCCAACACAAACCGCACGTTGTACTTACCGCGAATGTTCTGGTCGAACAGGTCGTACTTGACCAGGTAATCCGGCAGCTTGTTACCGTGCTCATCCTTAGCGCCGGTAGGCCGCATGTGCAGCTCGTCGTAAGGAATGGCGTTCTTCCACAACCATTCCTGAGTCGCTTCCCGGCAGGAATCGTCCCGACCAGACACGATCAGCACGTGGACACCGTTAGGACCGCCGTAGTAGTCCACCAGGCCGACCAGCCAACGAATCTGCTCATCAACCACGTCGGTATGGACCTGCGTGTAGTCGTAAGGTGACCGGCCCGTCATGTGCGCCAAGGTGCCGTCGATATCCACGATGATGGCCTCCGGCAGGCCCTCCAACCATTCGACCGGCTTAGGATCGAACGTCGGGGGAGCCTGAATGTTCGGCCAGTTCTTAATCGGGTGACGCTTAGCCATCCGGTTAATCACTTCCGCGCCGACAGTCCGGTCTCCGGCCTCACCGCGCTTAAAGTCATTGACGATGCAGTAGCTAGCGGGCGTCTCGATATCGACGCGCTTAAACTCCGCGCCGTACATGCTCGCCATCTTCGCCCACTTACGCAGATAAGACGGCTCCAAATGCGTAGCGTCCACCACGACCGAGATACCCGCCTTAAGGAACGCGCTAACCTGCGCCCGCTCCGCTACCGTGACCTCATCCTCAAGCTCTTTCTTGCCCGAGAAATAGGTACCGTGAAGCATCATGCGCAGATCATCACGACACACGACAACCGCGCCGGTCTCGTTAGCGATTTCACGCGCCCTGGTGGATTTACCTGAGCCGGGATAACCCCGCATGGCCCATAAGGTCGTCATTCCGACCCCCTCTCTTGCTCGCTTTCAAGTACAACACATGTACTCCGGAAACGTGCGAAAGTGTCCGAAAAGTCGGACACTCCCCGCTACGACTGACGCGCTAAAACGTCCCTGACCTGCGCAAACGATTGCCGGCCTAGAAACTTTCCGTTCTCCCAAACGGGACGGAGCAAGCTCGCCTTCTCATCCTCAATCGACGCGTTCTGCTTGAGCGCCAGATCGCCCCAGATGTTCTCCAACACCGCCAACCGGCCCGTCGCAGACTTCTTCGTGCCGTCGTCCGTCACCGGATTCTTAAGCAGGTTGTAGCCCTTGCCGTCGACCTCAGCCCACGTCGCTTTCATCGCGGACCCGAACGTGTCGCGGGTGTTGTACTGGTACGTATAGCTGCCCACGCCAAACACCACGTTGGACGACGCGTAACCCAGCCGCTCCATACGCCGGGTAATGCGTTCGGCGCGCTCAATCGTGATTGAGTCGCCATAGATCACACCCACGTGTGGATCAAGCTCAATGAACCCGGCAGGATTCTTCTTACCGCCGAAATGCTCATACAGCAGGCCCAGGACACCCATGCCCGCCGGAGAACCCATAGGCTTCGTTTCGTCGCCGCAAATGATGGTCTCTGGATCGCCGGAGTCAGGCCGAATGACCAGCTTCCCGTCCCGGCCCACGATCTGCTTATACAGCGTCGGCAGGTACGTGGTTAGCACCTTCCACAGGTCGAACGTGTCGCTAACGACGCTAACGATGCCGGTCGGGTACAGGTCCAGCAGCCGCCTAAACGTCTCAAGCTCCCCGACCGTCTCAATGCCGGTACACATCACCGAGTGCTCGGTAGCCGGGACCGACCCCGCGACGTAATCGCCGCCGTAGTAGCGGTCGATCCAATCGAGTGAGACCAGCGAGTCCGTACCGGTGAAGCTCAGCAGGTGCGCCGCGCCCGACGCCGCCGCGCTCTCATGCGAGGACATGCCCCGGTAAGAGAAGTCATGGCACTGCCAGTCGACGCCCGCCAGGTCCGAGCCGGTCCGCAAGGCCGCGGCCTCAAGCACCCGCCGGTACTGCTTAGCGATGGTCGCGCTGGTGCTGGCCTGCCACACCCCGGCGCTCAGGCCGGTCTCGATGTAGTTGGTCAGCCAGTAGAACGACTCGTGAGTGTTCTCCACCGTGAACGATGGAACCCCGATAGGCACTAGCGTCCCCTCAGGCACCGCGCAGAACCGCAGCGGCAGGAACCCCAGCCGATGCAACTGGCGAATGTGGTCCGACCCAATCGAATAAGCCGCATCCGGCCCGAGAATCTGGGCAACGCGCTCCTCGTAAAGCGCGGCCACAGTGTTCTCATGGGTGGCAAAGAACGGTTCAAACGCTTCCATCAGGTGCTTAGCGATGTAAGCCTGCAACCCGAAATGCACGACCTTATCGACGCCCGGCAGGCGCGACTTACGGTTGGTGTAGTTGGAATACACCCGCGTCACGTTCCCGCTAAGCGCGTACTGGTCGACGTGGCCCAGCTTGTATGCGTCCGTCTCGAATAGCGCCGCAACCGGCGCAAACTTCGTGCTCACCCTATCCCCTTAAGCTCAACCATCGCCTGGTGCATGTATGTAAAGGTCGGCACAATCGACGTAGCCACGCCCACCCGGTTATGCCCAGGGTGAGAGTCGGTCGTCATAATGCGCCCGTAGTAATTCCGGAGGTTGGTAGCAGCTCCGGAGAAAATGCCGTGCGTAACCCAAAGGTCGATATTCTCTTTGGGTAGGAATGTGTCGTGAGCCAGCATCAGGAACGTCCGGCCACCGTCGCAGATATCATCGACAACCAGGTACTTACCGCTCCTAGGCAGGTTGGGCACCTTAATTTCGAGAATCTGGCCGGTAACAAAGTCCCGGTCCTTCTCGGCCACATACAGGTCCAGCCCGTATTCCTTAGCGACCGCCTCAGCACGATCCCGCGCGCCCTTATCCGGCGCAATGATGCCGTCGTACCGCCAATGGCCCTGGCTCTCTAGCGCCCTATCCAGCAGCGGCAGAGGCTCAAGCGGGCAGATGTTCCGAACCAACCGGTTAGCGACCGGCGAATGCGGATCAATGACAATGACGTGCTCCGCATAGGCAGAGTTGTTGATCAAGTCCGCGTACACCCGCAGCCCGAACGGCGTCCCCCGGTCCGCGCGAGCAGCCGGAAGGTACGGCAGGAACAACACGAACGCCTGACCCTGTTGCGCAGCGTGGTCGGCCAGCAGCAGCGCTGTCACCAGATCGTCCGTACCGGCTCCCCGTACGTCCGCGATCCACGTCACGCCATCCAAGTCCAGTGGCCCCAGGATGTTCTTAAGGTGCAGCTCCCCGCCGGGGAACTTGAACGGCTCCGCAGCCGCGTTAATCGTGCCTAGCTTCTCGGCATAAACCTTTAGATGAACGGCCACCAGGGCGCTCCTGTCTTAATTCCCAGCAGACCGGCAATCGAGTAGACGAAGTGGCTGGACCTAAGGTCGCTAACCGTGTCCTCGTCTAGAACTTCGCCGATTGGGTTTTCGTAATCGTCGTCAGGCTCCATTGACTGTCCCTACCGATAGGTTCGCCCTGTAACTCCCGCCATGAACTGCGAAGATGCGAACTTCAACCTCGTCCCCAGGCTTAATGCCTAGGTCTTTCCCCATCTGCACAAACTGCTCTACGTCCCCGAAATGAATCGGGTGGCTCAACTCGACGGTCTGCTTATGCTTAACTGTCACGCGGGTAGTCCTCTTCGTCGTCGTAACCGCCCTCGCAGCGCTCACAAGCTCCGTGACGGAATCCATAGGTCGACTGGCCGCAACCTGAACAGCGGTCTCTAACTGGCGTAAACGTGCTCACTCGGGTACCTCCATTGCCCCGCCGCGAATACCTCAATTACCTGTTCCCGCTCAGCCCACTTAGCGCACTCGTCAAACACTGGACAGCGCTCACACAAGAGCCGCATTTCCACATGATCGCGCCAGCTAAGCGTTTCAACCCGACCGGTAAACCGGCCATCGTTATCGCAAGCCGCCTCGTCTTGCCAACGGAGCGGCTTACCTTCCATTAGCGCCTTAATGTCTACGCTCACGTGATCCTCTGGTAGTGGCCCTCGAAATTCAGGGCAAGATCGCCCATTCGACCGTTACGGTTCTTACCGATAATCATTTGCAGAATGCCGGGGTCGTCCTCGTCGGTATGCAACAAAAGAACCACGTCGCTGTCCTGCTCAATCGCCCCCGACTCGCGTAGGTCCGCAATTGTCGGCGCACGCGGCTTACCGTCCTTAACGGGACCGCGATTCAATTGCGCACACTGGACCATCGCCACGTTAAGCTCACGCGCCGCGATCTTTAGCGACCGCGACATGTGCGACACCTGCTGCTCGCGCGACACCTTGCTATCGGACGGCTTAACCAATTGCAGATAGTCCACGACGACCACGCCCAGATTCCCGACCGACCGGCAGTGCGCCACGATCTGCTCCGTGGTGATCGTCGCCCGGTCCACAACCTGTAGCGGAATGGTGTCGTTCAACTTAATAAAGTTGTCGATCTTGGCGCGGTCCTCTAAGTCCAGCTTCTTCTTCATGATCTTGGAGAAGTCGACACTGGACCCGGCAGAGACCAGACGGGACGTGACCTCATCGCTCGACATTTCAAGCGTGAAGTACGCCGATGGGAAACCCCAGAACGCCGCATTGCTCGCCATCTGCAACGCTGCGACACTCTTACCGCCGCCCGGCCTGGCCGCAATCGTGTAAAGCCTGCCGCGCTGCAAACCACCATTCAGGCGCTCGTTTAGCGGCTCCCAAGGCGTCTTGATATAGCCCTCACTGGTCGACTGCCAGTGCTCCCAGGACTCGATCATTTTCCCGAAGCCAAGCGCCCGGTCGTCCGGTTCGTGCTCCTGCCGGAAGAACTTCTCACCCTCCCCTAGCAGGCTGGCAACGTCGTCGCTGGTCGACGCCTCGGAGTAGGCCAGTTGCTTAAGCCGGTTGCCCAGCTCGGCCATTCGGCGCAGCTTCGCCTTGTCCAGCATCATCCGCGCGTACGTCTCAGCATTAGTCGCCGTAGGCGTGTTCTCGATGCAGGTCAGCAGGTACGGTGCCCCGCCGATCTTGCGGAGCTGGCCGCGCGTTTCGAGTTCCTTAGCGACGGTCATGGCATCGACCGCCTCGCCAGCAGCGAGCAGACCTATCGCCGCCGCGAAAATGTCCGCATGAATCGGACGGTAAAAGTCCTCAGCGGTTACTAACGTCGAAAGCGTGTTAAGCGCCTTTGACGACATAAGCAGCGACCCAATAACGCACTGCTCGGCAGTCTGATCATTAGGTGGCTGTACCTCGGTCAAGCTGCAACCCTTCCACGGAGTTCATTCAGCCAGTCCCGTTTAGCGCGATCCATCCAGGCCCGACGCGAGTTCACGTCAAGCCCATCCGGCGGAACGGGAGGCGAGAAGATGTATCCGTAAGCCTTAAGCGGTGAAACCTGCCCCGTCTTAAGGCACTCAGTGATCGTGTTCCTTAACGTGGCCGCGCGCTGTGCCTCTTTCTGCGCCTCGCTGACCAGGTTGGGCAGAATGCCCGGCCCAAAGTCCTTAGCGAGCCAGAGGTTAAGTGCGCGTTCCAAAATTTCCGGGTCGATACCCTCGCGCAGCATTTCAGCTGTCTTTTTGACTAGCTGTTGCCGAATAGCGAACGGGTGCGACTCCGGAATGGTCTTACGGACCAGCTTGCCCGCCTCGGTGTTCGGCTCAACGTCATCGTTCCAATGCTCGTAGTCGTTGAACTGAACGCCGATGAACTCGCCGTCCTTATCGACCCTGCGCCAAAGCCTGGCCTTAACCAGTGCATTAGCCTCGTCGCGTGTTCCCAGCTCTAGGACGACCTCGCGCGGTACGAACCCTCCGGATCGGTTATCCCGAGTCCATGCGTTGGCCTTAGCCCAAAGGCCAAGCGCAGCGTTACCGGCCTGCTTAGCCTTTGGGTGGTCCCAGAACTTCCGGTGGATTTTCCCGAAGTCGCTCATCCGAACGGGATGCCTCCGAAGCCGATGCCGCCGGTCGCCGGGTTTAGGTGCATACCGCCGCCCAGGTCGATACCCACCCCGCCCTTAGGGGTGATCACGAAGCCAGACCCGCCGGGGTCAGTCGCGCCGGGGTCGGTGCTAACGCCGTTCTCCGCGCTCGGCTGGCACGCAGTCATAGCTAAAGCCGTCCCGAATGCTGCCAGGAGCACCTTGAGGTTTCTCGACATGCTGAATCCCTCCATCGTTGGTTAAAAGAACCCACGTCGATCCCCGCCAAAGCAGGGGAATGTCAGCCGGGTTTTGCCAAGGGCGCACATGCCAGCCCTGCGTTTCCGCTTGGGCCGGGTGGTGCTCAATCCATCCGTGGCAGCCGGTCGTACCGTGGCCGCACACCAGGACGCAGTTTTCAGCCGTCCATAAGCCGCCCTGAGAGCGTTTCTGTCGGTGGTGAAGGGTGAGGTTGCCCCACCGGGTACACCGCTCACAGAAGCCCTCAGAGCGGACCTTGAGGATTTGGCGGCATTTCTTCTCGCTCACACCGGAGCGGGCGGGCACATATGGAGCCAGAACCAGTGAACGAACCTCACCACTCGCCCCTGCCCGCGTTCGCGTACGCCTGGCGCACCGAAGCGCCCACCGACCGAATAGCGTCCAGCTTTGAGCTAAGCGCCCGGTTGGTGTCTTTCGCGTACTCGTAAGCGACCGCCCACGCGTCCCGCTCATCCTCAGCGGACATAACCTCTGGGACGATGTTCGCCGCGACCTTTTTCTCAGTCTGTGGACCCTTATGCGCCATGAACGCCTGAGCGTAAGCACGCTTGTAAGCGCGCTCCGTGTCCAGCTTCATTTTGAGAGCGTCCCGCGCCGCAATGATCCCTTCCGAGATTGCGTTAACGGTCTCTAAGATTTCCCGCTCTACAGATACCGGGTTGTACTCACTCAACAGTCCCCCTGTTCATGAAAGACCACCGGGACCGGCAAGCTAAGCGCTAGGGCTACCGCGATGCGGTGATGCCCGTTCCACACCCGGCGATCATGGCCGATTTCGACCGGCTCTCGAATACGCCCGACCTCGCCAACCTCGTCAAGCAACTGCATAGTGCGCTCACGGTCGTCAAACCAGAGCCATTGCAGTTCCTCATGCCAGCCGTGGCCCTCACCATCCTCGAATGTCTCGATTAGGTGGCGCGGATTCCAAAGCTCAGGTTCCTTAACTGCCGTCACAGAGCTTGCCTCGGTTCCAGATTCCAGAACCGGCGCGAATCCCCGTAATCGAGGCAGCCTTCGCAAAGCAGCTTGTGATCGTAAGAACCTACTGCGAACTCAGCCTCTTTAACGAAGCAAAGCTCACACGGAATGGTGATGCCCTGCGGAGCGTCGACCAGCTCCACAGGGATACCCGCAATCGTGCTGTTAAACATTAGACGGTTACCGCCCCTGTCTCTAGAAGGTTCGTAAACGCCGTGACCTCCTCGGCGGTGGCGTCCTTAAGCTCCCGGCCCTTGTTGTGCTCCGCGAACTTGTTGGCAATGCCGTTCAAGTCCCAGTTCTTAGCGGTAGCCAGCTCGCGCAGCTTGGCGCGCGCCTCAGCCGACTCCGCATTACCGACCGGCGCGGGCGGCTGCATCCGCGCAGCAGTAGCCGGAGTGGCCCGCTCATGCGACTCAGCGTCAGGGTCCGGATCGTCGGTCGGAATCATCAGCGATTGCAGCAGGAACGTCCTCAGCGCGACCGATTCCGCCTTAGTCATCGACTTGTCGCCGGAGTCCGCAGCTTCGCCGAACGCCTTGCCTCGGAACTTGTCGCCAGCAGGCCCGTACACGTCGAAATACATTTCGACCGTGCGGTTGCACATCTGCCCGCCCTTAGCGGTCTGGTAGCGCTCCGCTTCATGCGTACTCGCCACCGGCACGACCGTGACGCCATGCGCGCGCAGAGCCGGGCCGACCGCGTTCATTACCGCGTCAATGCCACGGAAGTTGAACTTCTGGCCCTGGTTGTACGAATCCTTACGGATCGCCTGCACATCGCGCATAACCCGGTTCCACGCCTCAAAGACCGTGGGGTTCTCCGACTTGTCCCACGTGGGAGCGTTCTTAAGCTCCTCCTCAAGGGACTCGATCTTGGCGTCTGCCTCCGCTAGAGCGGTTTCCAGTTCAGCTTTGGTTGCGGTCAATTACGCCCCGTTCTTTGCCTTGGCCCACACCACGGACTGACGACCACTCGCCAGCCGCTTACGCACGCCGGTATCCACTACAAGCCCCTGCCGCACCAGCTCCGACCGACGAGTCCGCAGACCCGAAGGTGACTGAGGCAGAACCGCTCCCCACTTGGACCGGTTGTAAACCCGCGCGATATCCGTATCGGTACCGCCCTTACGCAACCGGCCCAGCGCCTTAAGCACCGCGCGCTGCGACTCCCGCAGATGGTCCTTATCCAGCGACTTGTAAGCCGCCAAACTGGTCTCCCGGCTACCACTGATAACGGTCAAGGCTCAACTCCTTAAGCTCTGAATCCTTAGAATTGAAAACGCGGCGCATCGCCTCGACTTGCTTACCGAGCAGCGCCGCTTGCAACCCGAGCGTCAAGTCCACCCAATAGAACTTGACCTGAGGGTTCTTAGTCATGATTGGGAAATGAACCATCACTCCCCATTTGTTATTGATCTGGTTATGCAGCGGAGTACGTGTATTCGTCTCCTGGTCGTACCGCAGACCCGTCCCATAAGCCGCGAGCTGACAGGTCACACCCATAGGCCGCTTAGCGTCCCAGCGCCCCGTCTTAAGGTCGCCCACAACGACTAGCTCTTTGTCGTGCTTAACGCCATCGGGCGTCGTGATACCCGGCGGCAATGCCATCAGGTAGTCCACCGAGCCGCACAGTTCCAGCTTGTCGTTAACGATGAGCATTTCCTGGTCGATGAACTCGATAGGCTCAACCGCTTTGTCGTACTGTGCGAGCGGTTCCTTTAGATGCTCCTGAACTACGCGCGGCGTTTCGCCCTTATTGCGTAGCTCGCCGAGCTTATGGAACTCAGTGCCAGCACTAGCAGCAGTGTGCTGACCGGCAGTGTTACGCGCTTGCTCAACAGCAGCCTTAAGCCGCTCTTTACCGGAGCGGGTGCCGCCGTCGTCGCCCTTGTACCAGGGATCGGCGTCGTACTCGTTGATAAGCGTTGCGACCTCTGAGCGCGCGGACGCGTCCAAGAGGATGCCAACGGCTGCCTGACAGGCTGCCCAGTCGATAAGCCCATCTTTGGTGTCGAGACCCTTGCCCGCACCGGACGCCCGGCTATATCCCTTGGCGTCTTTGGAGTACCACCAGCGCTTTTGCTTTCCATCGCGCCCCCTGCCTTCGCGCCATTCCCCCGTTAGCGGACCCTGGAAGTCCGGTGGGTAAACCATCGGACGGTCCCAGTAGTCGCGCTTTACTTGATAGTCAGTGATTAATCCTCGCTAACCTTCGGCGGGAACCGGACAAACCCAGCAGCACGTTTCCACGGCTTGTTTGCCACGATTCCCTGAGGCCCGTACTGGTCGACCAGAAGCCAGCCATCCAGCGTCTTTACGTACATGTCGAAACATGGACCAGCGCTACAACCGCAGTCAGGTTCGTAATCCTTGCGGTAAACAGTGCCGACCTTAGCCATCTTTGTGTTCCTTAACTCCGTAGCTCAGCCAATACCCCGGCGCGTACACCAAATAGCCATCTTTGAGCATTACTTGCAGATGGCCTATAGGGCTAATCTCCGGCTCCCTAACGGCAACCATCGGCGGAAGCGCCCGGTCCTTAAGTAGAACCTCGACGCGGTAACTCAAAGCTTCTGCGTCCATGCAGTCACCTTGCCCCGGTCGGCGTCCGGCCCGTTTTCCAGATAGTCCTTAAAGCCCCGGCGGATAATCTGCCCGCGTGGCTGAGGACGCGACTTACCCCGCTGAATACGCGACCGGTACGGCCTCATCAGAACGAACGAATCGCCGGAACCAAGGCCCTCGCGGAAACCGCCGAAGCGGTGCGCGCGGATCGCCTTCCGGTTAGGAACGCGGTAGAACTTCTCTGGCAGCGTCTCGCCACGCTTCTTAGCCTGCGCCTCTTTGTAGCGCAGGATCGCCTCAGCGACGCTAACCGGCATCCTTAACCTCCAACACCGTGGGGAACATCGAGAAGAAGCCGTTACGCAGCCCGCCGACCTTGAGGTCGTAGGTCTTGCCCTCTTCGAGCTTGGCCCACAGGTCGTAGCTGTTCATGTGGCCGACCTCAATAGCGTCCTCCACGTCGAACGCGCCGCAGGTGGTGCTAATGCGCTTAGTGCGCTTAGTGGCACCCTCGCTGTCGCTGCCGTACAGCATGTCCTTTGACTGGACCTTGCAGCCACGCTCCCAGTGCTGATTCTGGGTCGCACAACCGACCAGCGACAACGCGCCGACCAGCATGGCCGCGATGATTGCCTTACGCATTTTTCTTCTCCCCCTTACGGGCTTTCACAGCTTCCGTCTTGCCGGTCCGACCGGCTTTCTTTCGCGCCTCGGCGCTGTAGGTGATCAGCGCGTTTCCGTTGGGCGCGGACATTGGTCCAGGCATGTAAGTCCTCCCTTAAGGCAACAAAAAACCCGCCCCCGTCGACCGGGTAGCGGGTTAATGCGCGGCGGGACTGGTCACATTTTGTATCAGTTTTTTAGCAAATTGATTTCATAGGATTGCTGTTAGTGACCACAGCCGCTTTACTGGACTCCGATTTTTGCATACGCGCTCTACCTCTGAGCTACAACGGGTACCTCACGGCCCCGATATGACAGGAGTCGAACCTGTGCCTCGCCATTTACCAGTGGAAGCAGTTTAATTGCTGTAGGAGTCCACACGTTTTTACTGGACGCATTTTCTTGTTATCCGCAAACAGTTAGTTGCTGTTAGCGTCCACATGTTTAAAGATACCGGGCGGCACCCGGTATCGGAAACATTAGGAACCGGAGACTTTGATCTGCGAGTACCGCTCGCTGTTGATCACGTCATTTACCAGCTCACGAGGGGTCTTACCCTCCACGGCCATGCCGAACGTCGTAGCCGCCAAGCCAGACACCAGCGTCACGTTCCCGTCAAGGATCGTGGCCGGGAGCTGATCGTGGCGCGCATTCACGTTCCAGAACACGACATGCGGCAGCTCAAGGCCCGCCCGCTGGAAGTCCAGCCGGGCCGACTCAAACACGCTCAGGTCGGCGTGGTTAAGCGCCTGATTGAACTGCATGTCCGACACGACGTAGAGCGTGGCCGGGACGGTGCCCGACTGCTTACCGGCCCGCAGGATCGCCTTAAACGCCGCCTCCAAGTCCGTCGACCCACACCAGCCGGTCGAGTGCTCGATAGCGTGAAGCTTCTGCTCCAACGTCTTACCGGTCACCTGAACCAGCTCAGGCGTAGAGGCGAACGTCATGAAATAGCCCTTATACGGCCCTGTGTTGCGCTCTGCGAAGTACAAAGCCAGCGACACAGACACCGACATAGGACGACCCCACATCGAGCCTGAAACGTCCGCTAGAACGATCGCGTCCTGGCCGGGCCGCGTGTAGTCCGGCAGGTTGTTCCACAGCGTGTCAGCGGCAGCCGCGTCCCCCCGCTTAACCATGTCGTACAGCTCGTACGGGTACAGGGTCGACGTGTTCACCTTGGCCTCGCCACGGTCAACCGCGTCTAGGAACGCCTGGTACCGCTCGCCGTCGTTGCGCCGGAACGCCTTAACGTGCTTACGGTGCGCCTGCGCCGGGAGCTTGCTGTAGTCGACGTTGCTATACACGCCCTCGGACATGGCGTGCTCAAGCAGCTCGATACGACCCCGCAGCGCGCTAAGCGTCTGGCGGTACTCCCGCTGAGTCAGACCCAGCATTTCGCGGACCGCGATAGCCAGCTCCAAGTTCGACCGGCTCTTATCGGACGGCAGCCACTTAGCCAGCAGTGAGACCTTCTCGCCACGCTCGTAAGCGTCAACGTCAGCGGACCACTGCGCACGAATGAGCGCCGCGATACCAGCCGGAACCTGCGACCCGAAGATGAACAAGTCATCCCAGCGCCCGTAGAACGGGACATGCTCGGTAACGGCCATCGCCGTGTACGGGTCAATGGCGTAGAGGCGCTTAAGGCCCGCGCGGAACACGTCACGCTCGCCCTGGCCCCCGCGCACGTCACGCAGATAGAACAGGGTCCGGACGGCAGCCTGCGGGTCAACGCGGAACGCCTTCTCAAACAGATCGGCGCTCGCCTCGGCGCGGTCACGCATAGCGCCCGCCAAACCGAAGTAATCGACCACCGGATCAAGCGACGACTTATGCGCCTTATCGCCGTTCTCCGTGCGGGTGGTGTTTAGCTGGCCGTTAAGGCTCTGCAAAAACGTCGTCATTAGCTCTCCTTAGGGTGTCATCGTGTTTCATCGAAAAGTTCTTTGAGTGTGGGAAACCTGCCGCGCTCCTTACGGAAGTAATGAAGCGCGGACAGGTTCCGCAAAACAAAATTGATCACAAGCCGAGCAGACCCTTAAGGTTCTGGGCAACCGTCAGCGCCCGTTCGGACTCCGATGCGTGCTCGGCGGCAGCGGCCATCGCTTGGTCGGCCATCGCTTTCTGGAACTCGGCCTTTGAGACCTGCTCCTCGGCGTGCGCCTCAAGCTCCGCGAGGGTATCGCTCAGCCCAGCCGTAATGGACGCTACGGTCTTAGGGGGAGCGATAACAGGCGCGCTCTTTTTGAACAGCGCCATTTAGACGCCGCCAAAGATGTTCGGGAAGGTACCCGACAGCCCGTCAAAGATCGGGGTACCGACAGCCTCGGCGAAAGCGTCACCGAGCGCGACGACGAGAGGGAGCACCGTCTTGATTGACGCGTAAATCTCCGGCGTCACCACGACGATGGTCTTACGGTCGTCGCCCAGCGTCATGTAGTCGCCAGCCTTGATATCGACGGTGCCGTCCTCGTCAACGATCCTGACGTGCGACAGCGAGCCATCCGCCTCAAAGTACGACTTGACGATGGTCCGACGGCCCAGCGCCTCACCGCTCACCGACGCCAGCAGGGACACCGCGTGCATGTTGCGACCGGTGACCTTAACGCCGACAGGCAGCTCCGCGCCGGGAATCAACTGCTCGACACCCGGTTGCTTGAAGAGGGACTTTTTGGACATGATGTTTTTCCTTAACTCTCATAGGGTTTGAGTGCGCGTGATGACGTATGCGCGCTCCCACGCCGCCTTATCTGCCGCCGGGTGTGCCCGGCGAACCTCAGCCCAAGACGGTGGACCGGCCCATATTCCCCGGCCCTTACGGGTTAGCTATGTGGCGGGCATTAGGTTTCTGCTTAGCGACCGGTAGCGCCCACGCCCGCCACAATCGGCGACGGGTACGGGTTGATACCACGCGAGATAGCCTCACGCTTGGCCGCGATTTCCAGCGAGATAGCCTCACGCTTGGCCTCGATTTCCAGCGCATCCAGGTAAGCCTCAATGCTCGGATAACCGCCAACCTCAGCACGACGCTTAAGCGCCTCCTGCTCAGCCACCTTGGTCTGGGCCTCCGCAGCCTTAACGTCCGCGTCAGCCTTAGCCTCCGCAGCCTCCGCGTCGGCAACACCCTTCGCCTTAGTGGCGTTGGCCTGAGCGATGGCCTGCTGCTCGGCAATGATCGCCTGCTTGAGGGTCGGGTCAACCGGGTCCGGCTTCATCACCGTCACCTGAAAGTTGGTGAAGTAGTCGACGCCGTTAGTACGGTCGCGCGACACCTTAGGCAGCGTCTCGCGCAGCGCGTTCTGGAACTCGACGCGCACGGCCTCGTCGTTCCAAATCTTGCGCCATTCGTACTTCTGTGCAATCGACACCAACGTGTTCTGCAACGGCTGGCCGACCACGTAGTTCAGCAGGTCTTTCCAGCCCTGAGAAGTGGTGCCGTCATCGTTAAGCCAGCCCTGGTACTTCGTGCCGAAGTCCCGATGGAACTGCTTAAGCAGCTCGCAGTCCTGCGTCAGGTCGAACGTGACCGTCACCGGCACCTTAAGCTCAGCCGGAGCCTCGCGGTTCGACACGACAACGGTGGCCGGTGCCTCCGCGCCCTCGGTGTCCAGCGCGTCGTAGCTGATCTGCCGCGCCGGGTACATGTACGCCTTGAACCCGCCGATGGGGTTGAACTCGTTTGTCTCCGGCTTAATGCAGCCCTCGACAGTCGGATCGGTCGGGATGAACGCGTAGTCCTCCACCTTGATAGCGGTCACGCCAGCCGGGACCGAAGTCGAACATGCGACAACCGGCAGGACAGCGGCAGCCGCCAAAGCGATAGCCGCAATTTTCTTACGATTCAACGTAAGGGTTCCTTTCTAAGGGGATTGTTTTTACGCAAAACAAAGCCCCCACCAACCGGAGTCAGCGGGGGCTTTGTTAAGGCGTGGTTAGTAGGTCAGCGAGCCGTCCTCGATACCGGCCTTGAGCTGAGCCTGATCGGTCTCGGTCAGCGCCTTCCATTCCTTCATGAAAGCGCCAGCCGACGTGAAACCGAAGAACTCCATGATCTTCTTCATTTGGTGCGATTACCTTTCTTAGAGGGTGGCCCTGAGTTACAGAACCGGCTTGATTTGGAGCATGTCGTTAAGGCGCTGGTAGTACGCCTCATCCGCCTCGGACAGGTGACGCTTAGCGAGCGCCCGAGCATGTTCCCGGCGTTCCTGCCGGGTGAGGTACTGCAAGGGGTCGTTAGCTCGCCTGAGGCGACGGTCCAATACGGCGTTTCGCAACCACTGAACCGCTGCCACTACCGCCAGCACGATCACCGCCAGTAGCAGCACTGCTGCGAGTAACCTCACGGTGCTTCAACCTTTCGTCAAGCTCAGGCGCTTTAAACCCGAGCGCGTTAAGTTCCGCCTCCAAGCCCCGGCGGATATCCAACTTCTCCCGCGCCTCCTGCGCTGCACGGAAAGACCTAACACCGACCAGCGCCGACAACTCGGAATCAATCTCCGCGATGACTTCGAGAATGTCGTTACGCTCCGCTAACCGCTCACTCGCCTTCATGGCGCACCGCCTTAAGGAAAGCGATCCACCAGCGCTTGTCGCGGTCGGGCATATCGCGGTAGAGCACCTGGTTAGAGCGCCCAACCTCTTCGTTAGCCTTACGGGTAGCGAAGTCGATAGCGCCGCCGTACTCCCGGTCCTGCTCCTCGATTAGGAATCGCTTAGCGTTGAGAATGTCCCTGAGCCGCTGCGCGGTCTCCTCCCGCTCCCGCTCCAACAGGTCGGGATCGGACGGCAACCAGACTTTGGTCCCCTTAATCGTCAGGTCGCCGCTGGGCAACCGGCAGACCTCCCGCTCAGGGTTACTCGTCGTCGTCGTCATCCTGCGTGCCTCCCGTAATGAAATGGGTGTTCTTAGCCATCGTCGTTTCGTCCTTATCCAGACCACGGCACAGCGTGTAACCGCCGCCGTCATGGCGGGCCAACGCCTGGTAAGCGCGGTGGTAATGGCCGTGGTAAAGCTCGACCGGCTTAACCGCGTCAACAACCTGTTGGATACGGGCGCGATGCTCCTCGGCCTTAAGCAAGTCGACCTGCGGCACCCGGCGCTTCATGCCGCCGATATTCAGGTAAATCGGCTTACCGGGCACAATGCCGGGAACATCAACGTTGGTCGGCGCGTCGTGCGACACGATTATGTCGACCTTGCCGGGCCGCATGGCGTACTCAAGCTGGTCGTCCTGCAACCACTCGCCCGGCCACCACGACTCACCCTCGACCGCGAAACTCCGGTCCACCGAGTGAGCGCCGCCCAGCGCCATCCACGTATCGCCCCACCACTTCCACCGGAAGCCGCGCGGCAAGTGCGTGATGCTTGAGTAAGACATGGTGGTCAGCGGATACGACCCCGGCTTATTGAACTGGTGCCAAAAGGCGTGGTCCTCATGGTTGCCGTCGACCCACAGAAGGTCGATGCCGACCGTCTTAAGCTCTTTGTCGACCTCCGCTAGGAACTGGAACGTCCGCTCAATCGGTGCCCACCAACCAAAGTCGCCAACGTGCAGGATCGTGTCTGCGCCGTTCGCCTTAGCGAAGTGGATCGCCTTGAACGCCCACGGCAGATTGCCGTGCCAGTCCCCGGCCAGCATCAGCTTCTCAGGCTGCCTCAAGTCCGTTTGCAGCGTGATCGCCTCCGGCATAGCGCGCCTTTCGTTCGGCCCCCCGCCCACAGGTCGGGAGGATGCCTTTTTCGGATGCGTATTCGTGAAGGTGAAGCTGGTACTCCTCGGAGTAGGAGGCTCCACATTCCAGCGGGCAAGTAAACTGCTTTGCCACTTTCTGAACTCCTCGCAGTCAGCACTGTATATAGCTTGTACAGTGGGTGTCAACTCATTCACGCCAATCCCTCATATTCCAGGGTTCGACGCGCTGTCCAGCTTTCGTGACCGCAGACCGTTCGTCGGTAACCGTGACCTTTCGTTTCGACCCGCCTACACAGCCGGGCAAGTTCTTCCCCAAGACCACTTCGCCGCGTACCCGCATACGGTCGCCGTTGAAATGGAACTGGATTCCCCGACGCTTAGCTAAGGCGCTTAGGGCACGCGTGTACTCAGCAAGATCACTCGGGATTTGGTCGCGCTTTTTGGGCGGATTCTTAAGCGCACTGGTAAGCCAGGCGTCAAGCTCCCGCTCCTTAGTGCGGCTCAGGCTCCGCAGTCGTGGGCCGGTGGGTTCGCCCAAGTAGATAACTGTCATAGCGCGCCCTTTCGTGGTGATGTGGTGACCGGTAGTGCAAGAGAATGGCCGGGAGGGAGCGCAACTTTGGGTTAGTCCCCGAACGCCACACCCTTACGTTCGTGCCCCATAAAGCGCTAATGCCCGTTAGCACCGTGCGCCTCAACCTCCCGGCCCAGTGCGATACTCCGGAATCGAACCGGAATGTCCCCACTTCCGATCTGGTTAGCCCCCAGTCGGGTTAGGGCAGAGGCGGTCACCCTCAGGCACCAACCGCGTATCGCTACCCGCACGTCTCCGGCTGCCTCATAAAAGAGGGGACCGGTTCATAGTGCGACGTACTCATGCTGACTTACTTGCAGGCGAACCACTCTGCCGTCTGGACACTGAACACAGACGCTCCGGCAACGGAGTTACTTCGTAGAGGTCAACAACTTGTTACTTCTATAATGTGCAGCCGATTGTTTAGTCAGCCTCGGGTGCTTAGCTGAAATCTAAATGAGAGTCGCGTCAGCCATCGCAATAGCGATGATCCACGAATCCCCGTTATCGGCAGCGGCTTGGACCTTAGCGATCCACAACCGCTGATAATCGTTAGGTTCCTCAATGCCCCAGTGGTGCCAGGGCAGTTCGGCAAGCGTGTAGGTGTTAAAGAGTGCAATTTCCCATTTGGCAACTTGAGGGAGCAAGAGACGTTCCAAGACGTGACCGAAGAAGCAGCATGGCTCTCCATACTCGAAGTAACCCTTACCGGTGTTACGTCCAAGGGGATTCAACATTGCGACCTTGCGCGCTTCGTTGATCACGTCTCGGAACTTTCTCATCCCCTCCCCCTCTACTAATAACTCTACGTGGCTTTCGGGGGATATGGAAACAATAGAACCAAGTTTCTGTACGGGCGCTGTACTCATGCCTGCCACGCCGCGAACAGATCGTTAAGGACGATGGCACCCAGCAGGATCAGCGCGGCCAGCGACAGCGCGGCCAGCACGTTATCCCTAACGGCCTTCTCGGACATAGACGCCCTTACCTTCTGCGTAACGGATAGCGGCGAGGAAAACGGCCTCGACCTCTGCCCACTTTCGGCCATGTGCATCGTTGAAACGAATGACGACGGACATATCGGGCATGTCTGCCGGGTATGGGTGCCCGCCTTTGCGGGTGCGGATTGCGTATGCGAGGTACTTAACGCCCGGCGAGTCTGTCGGGAACTGGTGGCCGAACGCCCCAAGAGCACAGCACTTGCCTGTTGCGAGATCGTAAAACTTTCCACGGTTCCATCCGTCCTTCCTTAGCCGCTCTAACGCGGCCTTAAGTTCTTCGACAGCTTCGGTGTCGGGTTCGATGCGGGTTCTGGTCACTGGTCAAGCTCCCAAGGCAGGTCGTTAGCGAAACGCTCAAGCTCTTTCATCGGAAAGAGCACCTTTGATCCGTGTTTCTTCGCCAGCAGCTTTCCGTTGTGGCGTAGCCGGTCAATCTCAGGCACGGACAGGGACAAAATTCGTGCGGCTTCTGGGCGAGTCACAAGCAACCTGTCAGGTTCATCGGACAGAAGCGTTGTGTTCGCAGTCATCCGGCCAACCGGACAGTTCTACGACGCGCTACCGCGCTGCCAGGCTCGGTAACGATGCGGTTGAGCGGGACTCGGAAGTGTCCGGCCATCGTCGCCAGCATCGTCATGCTCGGCTCACCCGACCAGTCCTCGTCAAACGTGCGATAGACGGTCGAACGCGCTACACCCAGCGCTTTTGCAAGCTCGGTGCGAGTCAGAATGTCGTTGTTATGCAGGAGATTCTGCACAGCTTCGGGAATCCAGCGAATTGTGTGGGCTGAGGTTTGGGAGGTTGTCGGCGTCACGGTTTGAACCATACACACCCCGGTCCGATCTGAACAGGATTTTGTCCGACAAATCGGACAGAATTACAGCCGTGTAAGACCGTCTTTGCTGGTCAGCCGGGTTGACACTTGTCCCGATAGTCGGACAAGATGATCGGCATGTCGGCCAGAGATGAAGACAACGACCTGATCGTCGTAGTGAGCTACCTGCTTAAACGACAGGTGCGTATGCAAGAGGCGCTGAGCGCACTAGGCATATCGCGCTCCACCTATTACGAGCAGCGGGATAAGGGCGTGCTCAACAGCATCCCCAACCTCATGGCGGTCGCAGAGCACTTCGGCCTAGACAAGGTTGATCTGCTGGTGCGCTTCGGCCACCTGTCCAAAACGGACCTGATCGACTTCCTAGAGCGGGAGGGCGAGGTCATAGCAGACGGGGGCAACATGACGTTGGACCCTCCGGTGCTCACGACAGTGAGGAGACGGACCAAGAGCCGACTGAGTAGACCCAGGGCGCGCACGGATATTCCGCCTCTGTAATGCGTGTTTTACGGGAGGTTTACGGGCGGGAAAACGGCCATTGACGGGTGGGTAACAGTGGAAGTACATTCCATGTATCGGCCTGAGCCACAAGCCGTTTCCCCCTCCCACGGACGAGAGTCCAGCCCCCTCCCGTAAAGGCACGACCCCCTATGCTCGATCAGTTCCACCTTGCCAACGAACTAACCTCCCCCATAGACCACGCGCTCATGTGGACGCTGATCGCCGTAGGAACCGCCAACCAGGTACTACGACGACACACTTGGCGCATCCGGTGGGAAGTGGGCACCACTACCAGCTCCGCGCTGGCGCTCACGGCGTTAACCCTGCTATCCCCCTGGCTAGAAGTGTTTAATCCCTTCTTGCCCAACACTTTCAGTTACAGCCATATCTCCGCACAGTTCCTCATTGGGCACATTGTGCTCATGGTCGGGTACGCGGTATTCCTCGGCGAACTCATCGAACGCATGGAGTGGGGCCGCGCCCGTAAGGATGCGCTACTCAACAGCCACCTTGGCATCCCGCTCACCATCGCCACGCCAACACTCGTCGGACTGTGGGTAACCGGCTGGCACACAGCCATTACGCCGGTTGCAATCGTCGTCTACGTTTGGCAGCTCGCGCACATCTGCTGGCTGTTCTGGCGCATCCGCAAAACCGATCCGCGCTCACCGCTGATCGCCAACCTCTACCTGATCGGTACCGCCGTGGCGCTCGCTGCGCCCCTCACAATCGGATTAGCTGAGGGACGTTGGCCCTGGCGCGTCACCGTCCTCGCAACGATCCTGTGGACGGTAACCATGAGCTTGTCGTGGACCCGCAAGCAGCGCCACCTTAAGGCCCACATGTGGAAGCGTATTCGCGCCGAAAAACCACTTAGGCGCAAGGCTAAGCGTGGCCCTGCGCCTAAGCAGCTCGACGGCGCTTTCTAACCGGACGGGAGCAGAGCGTCGAAAGCGTTGCTAACGGCGCTCTTACCCAATTCCAAACTGACCCTCTGGTACTCCCGCGTCTGCAAGATCGACGCGTGGCCCATAATCTCCTTAATCACCCTAACGTCGACACCCGATTCCAGAAGCAGGGTCGCCGTCGTATTCCGAGCCTCATGCAACACCGCCTGCCGTGGCATCTTCTCAATCCCGGCGGCAGCCATCAGCATGTTCCACTGCTCGTTATCGTCCTCTTGGCTCAGCGGCCTACCGTCGCGGTGATGCCACACCAACCCATGCGGGTTAGGGTCTTTATCAAGCTTGATATGCACCTTAAGCGACTCCGATAGCAGCGGAGCCATAGGAACCCACCGCTCCCCAGCGGAACTCTTAGGCCGCGTCCAGAACAGCGACTTGTAGCAGTGCCGGTAGTCGAACCCCGGCGGCGGAACAAACCGCTTCTCGGGGCAGTACCCGTATCGGACCTTGCCGCACGGATATGTGCCGTCAGCCTTAGCCGGGCCGCAGCCATGTTCGTACTGCAACCGCTGCAACTGCCATGAGATATCCATAGCGCCAGCCTTGAAGTCCAGCCGGTCCAGCTCCATCCCCAGACACTCGGCCTGGCGTGCGCCGGTCATGAACGCTGCCGCCCACCGGGACGCGAGCTTAGGCCGCTTAGGGTCGTCCTCGTCGTCACGCTTGGCTGCCGTCCGCAGAATGTGGACCGCCGCGTTCGTCTCGAATGCGCCGCGCTGCTGCTTCCGGTGCTTCGGCTTTTTGATCGCATCGCACACGTTGCGGGGAATCGCGGACTCGTTGACCGCCTGCCGGAGTGCGTTGTTTAGCGCCTGATACGCCTTCTCAGCGTTCCGCGTCGACCCCTTGGTGTCTCCGGACCCATCCTGTAGCGCCGAGAGCATAGAGCGGACCTGAGCGACCGTCAGCTTGTCCAGCCGGATATGGCCGATATGGGGCTTGAGGTACAGCCGCGCGGTGCTCTCGTAGCTCTTGTAGGACTTGGGCCGAACCTCACGCTTCTTAACGGTCAGCCAGTAGTCCAGCCACTCGCCTACCGTCTTGACCTTCCCTGGCGTCGTTCCGACGTTCCCGGCCAGCACGTCAGCGCGCAGTTTGTTCAGCTTCGCAACGGCCACCGCCTTGCTCTTGCTGGCGACTCGCTTTTGCTTCGGCTTGCCGTCCGGACCGGGAATCCACATGATGCCGACGTGCAACCCCTTGGCATCTTCGTAGAGACCTCCATCACCCCTCGCGCGCCTCTTATTTTTCTCTGGCTCATCGGCCACGTTTCGCCCCTCTCGCGGTGCCCAGGTATCAACTACAGGTATCAACTACGGCAGAGTCATCCTGAGTCATCTGTAGACCCTTAACCCGCCTTAGCTGCACGTTTGACACCATACACCCAGGTATGCGGGGGGTACATCTACGGGCTTTTAATCCTCTGGTGAGGTTAAGAACACGCAGGTCAGAGGGCATTTTCTCCCGAGGTATCAACGAAAGTATCAACTAAGAGCCGGATCGGCGCTGGTCGGAGGGCTGCGACCCCTACACCTGCGGACACGTCTGGGCAACCCCTCGCCCCTGTGGGAACTCTGTGGGTTTTCTTTAATATTTCCATAAGTTGGAAAAATCCGGTGTTCTATAAAAGACACTCGCTAGTGCCGTGCCCGACCAAGCAACGACAACAACCCGCTAAACGTCACCTTGGGCACTGGGTCTTTAAACGAAATCTTCAAATCACGCCCTAACGCAACTCACGTTGAGCAAGTGAACAGTCCTCGTAACTAGTGGTTACCTAAGTCCGGTAGGAGACACGCGCGCATGAGCACCACGCCCCCGCCCCCGTTCATCGCAGCATTGCAACGCGACCCCTCCCTGCGGGCGCGCGCATTGGCCCTTCGGGAAGCGAACGACGCGCTCGCCCGCTACCGCGCATCGCTGGACAACTGGAAACGCGATCTTCGCGTCAGCGCACAACCTTACTTTCAGGCACACGAGCAGCAGTACAAGCAGCTTGAATCGGAGATCAACCGCCTTGAGCTGGACTGGTCCAAGGCCGTCGTTAAACGCGTCCCGCTCTACCGGCGCGTATCGCCTACTCAGCTCATCATCGCGGGTATCGTCACGGCTGTGGTGCTAACCATGTTCGTCCTGTTCATTGCCCAGTTAGCGACTAATCCGCTCAGATGAAGTTGACGAATAACGATTAAGGCACTTACTGTGTACGCACCACATACCCGAAAACACGAAACCGAAGGGGAACGAAATGGGGAAACGGGTAACCGTCACACTGTTCGATGACTACGAGCCAGAGCTGGAAGCGGAGGCAGAACGCAACTTCTCGATTGAGGGAGTGGCCTACCACCTGGACCTGTCCGAGAAGAACGCTAAGCAGTTCGACAAGGACTTGGAGAGGTGGCTGGAAGTCGCCACGCGGGTCGGCAAGGAATCCACCCGTAGGCGCTCTAGCAGCAAAAACACCTACTCCGGCGGGGAACCCGGCTTGCCACTCGCAGACGTACGCAAGTGGGCTCAGCTCAACGGACATGAAGTGTCCGACCGGGGCCGCGTCTCCGCACAGATCGTTCGGGATTGGAGAGCCGCAGGGTCGCCTACCGGTGACGAAATCAAAGCGGCAGCACCAGCCAAAAAAGCCGCGCCAGCTAAGAAGGCTGCACCGGCTCAGAAGAAAGACGACCCGCAGTTTTCAGCAGCCGGGGAGTCTTAACGGCAACGCAGACCGCTAGCCCTGGCTGGCCGCTCTCTTGGGAGGGGGAGCGCCGACCAGGGCTAGCTCTGTTTTAAGGGGGGGGGATATGGCTGACATTAGGCCATTGATCATTGGCGAGATTGGATCGTTTGCCCACGGCCTAAACCGTGAGGACTCCGACCACGACTACATCGGCATCTATGCCGATCCGCCAGAAGCGCTAATCGGGCTTAAGCCGCAGGTCGGGGCAGTCCGGAGGCGGGACAAGCCCGAAGGCGTTAAGAGTGAGGCCGGAGACTCCGAGACCCAGTTTTACGGTCTGCGTAAATATGTGAGCCTCGTTTGCCAGGGCAACCCTACGGTTATGACCCTGCTGTTTACGCCTAACCTGATCTTCCCCGACATGATCAAGCTGCAAGAGAACCGGCAGATGTTCCTTAGCAAGCGGTTAGCGGCCCGGCACATGGGATACGCCGACTCAATGGCCGCTAGGCTGACCGGCGAACGCGCGCCGCGCACCAACCGGCCCGAGCTGATCGAGGCCCACGGCTACGACACTAAGGCCGCATTCCATGCGCTCCGGCTGCTTATGCAGGGCCACGAAATGCTGATGGACCAGAACATGCAGATGCCCATGATGGAGCTGCGCCGGGACTACCTGCTGAGCATCCGCAACGGCGAGGTACCTCAGGAACAGGTGCTAGAGGACATTCGGGACTGGCGCGACATGATCCAGCGCGCCGAGCGCCTGACCTCCTTGCCAGACGAACCTAACCGGGCCAAGATCGACCAATGGTTAATCGACACGCACGCGCGCTTGTGGGGCTTGCAGCCCTTGTGCTCAGCGGCCTAGGCGCTCCGCAAGCCGTGGCCGCGCCCCAGGACGACTACGAGTTCTGCACCTACGTAACAGGGCAGACCGGGCGCAACGTTAACTGCAACATGGCCGTGCCGATCGCTCAGTCACGGTGCGCCCAACTGGCGAGTGGCACGCCGTGGCGCGAAATCCTGGCCGGGGACACCGACCTCTTAGGAGACAAGGCCCTCGCGGTCGGCATCCTAAGCGGCGCTGTCGCCTTCTACTGTCCGGAATACGAGTCCTCGATATACGCGAAAGGGGCTTAGGTGTCATGGGTGAGTTCGCCGTCTGGGTGACCATCGCCGTAATCGTCGTCCTGGTGGTCAAAGTCGTGTGGCCTCTTCTGCTGGGCGTAACCCTCGTATGGCTGGCTTACCTCATCGCCCGCAAGATCGCCCGGCAGCAGGACGCACAGGCGGCAGAACGGGCCAAGCGAGACCAGGCACTCACCGAACGGGCCGACTGGCAGCACCAGCGGACCCTAGCCGGATTCGAGGACGGCATATACGGCAAGTACCCACCGGCCAAGCTCGACAACATCGCGCCGGAGCCGGAGGGTGCCGTGATGGTCATTTCCAACCGGTCGCCTAACGACTGCGACTGCGGATACTGCTAGAAACACAAAAAGACGGGCACCCGCGCTCAACCCCAGGGGAAAGAGGGGAGCGCGAGTGCCCGAGTCTATTTAAGCCGCCAAAGGCGTCTGTTCCTGCCGCAATTCCTTAAGTCGCTTAATGTCGTCATGGCGGTAACCACTCCACGTCCACGTAGCGCCGTCGCCGCAATCCACGACAACGACTGGGAACGCCGCGTGCCCATCCGCCTTAAACTTCTCTACTTGCTCCTCCGAGGCCACTACTGCCGTAAACGGAATAGCCGCACCCTTAAGAGCAAGCTTCGTTGCCATGCAGCCTGTGCAAGCGGTCGCCGGTGAGTAAACCGTTACTTCCAAATTTCCAATTCCTTATCTAGTCCACGCTCGCGCATCCACGTGTCGCGGAACTCAAGGAATGAAACGTGAGGCTCAAACACCCAACCAAGTGCCGCCGCCTTAAGCTCATGCCTACGATGCCACTCCGTGTCAGCCAACACGTACGCGAAATAACACTGGTCGCGGTAAAGCAGACGCGTAACCCGCTCATCCAGGTACGCAATCCGCTTCCGCATGTCATCTGATTCAGCTTTGTTAATAGCGCGCTGAGCACGGAGGAACCTACCCACCGGCCCAAGCGCCCTACTAAACGACTCAAAGGTGCCCGCCAGGAAACGCACGATCATATAGACGCCGAACACTAAGCTGGCAATTACTGCAAGCTCCGGCCAGTTAGTGACCAGCACCCCAATCCATTCGCCCGTCTCCGGCATGGCTATGACTTCTCAATAAATGGTGGGTATTCGACCGGCGGGTCAATCACGTCCAGCCCGTCAATTACCGCAGCCACATTAGGCTTAGCGAGATAGACGCTTACACCCGTCAGGAAGGCCGTCACAGTCGCCACTACAGCCGCAACACCGACCGGTAGACCGGCCACAGGCAACGCCACTAGCAGTACCAACAGGGCAGCCGCGAACCCCGCAATTGACTTCCGAATCTCGCTCGGCTTGTGCCCGAGAATCTTCATTACTCACCGTCCTTCACATCCTCAACATTCTTCGTTTCAGCCTTAGGCCCCGGCTTAGGCGCATTCTTCGCCTGCGCGTTCTGTGCCCGCACAAGAGCCTTAACGTCGGCATCCGACGCCATAAAAGAAGCTGGCTTCGGTGACAGCTCCTTAAGCGCCTCCAATACCTGCGTTAGCTTGTCGCCGCCGATATCCCGAACGTCCGAGTCAACGTTGAAAGCCGCCAGAGGATGCAACCGCTGGCCCGAAAGGGCCGACGTGACTGCACCCACTGTGTGAACCCACGAGTCCTTATTGACCGCGACCTTCACAACGATCTTCTTTAGCTTGCCGCGATCAGCCGCGTGCTTAGCCCACGCGTAGTTCCGGCGGAAATTCCGATCAACCCGGCCCCCGCGCACCGCTAGCAGCGAAACCTCGTCGCCCTCGAACGTGTCGTCCAACACCGGCACCTGCTCGTCGTAAATCAACAACGGATTACCCCCTAATGCTTCGTAAATGATTGATTGCGTGCTGCAAATACGTGGTCCCCGGCGTGGCCTGACGAATGTGGTACTCCACATGCGCTGCCGTCCGAGTGCCCGCGAACTTAAGACCCAGCACGATTGCCTTAACAAGAGCCGGTGCCTCCGCAGCCGGATTCGCCAAAAGCTCCCAAATCTGCCAAACCAGCTTGGGCGCACCCTTAAGCGGGTCCATCACCACGGCATAGATTGAGGACATTTCCTCTCCCCCAGCGCCGGTCGGCGTGGCCGCGTAAATGTCGTCAGGGTCCGCGTACTCAAACCAGTTCGGCGGGGTCACCTTAAGCTGCTCCAACGCGATACCGCGCCCACCAGGATCACGCCCACCAGGGAACGAAACCCCAGCCTGGCGCATCGGGTTGCCGAACATCGAGCCACCCAGCAGATCGTCCTTACGGTGCGACAGGCTGCCGAACAGAATCTCGATCAGCACCAGCGAGCACACGATTGCGCCCTGGCTGTAACCACACAGCGCGAACTTCCGGCCCGGCCTCAACTTGTTAATCAGGTCGATCAGCTCACGCACGCCCGCATTGACGCTCGGCTCCATCGGGAACGCCGCCGCCGGGTAGTACACCGGCTGCCAGTAGTAGACCCCCGCCAGCGCGCGAGCACAGTCAGCCGGATAGCCCGACCACATGTCCGCGAACGTCCCGCTCACCGTGAACAACACCGGCAGCTCCTCAGCGGGCGGGGTCGCAATCAACCCCAGCGCCGCCAAGTCGCCGTCGCTAACGATGCCGTCCTGCACCTGATTGGTGCGCCGCTCATACTCCCGCTGAACGTCACGGTCCGGATAGCCGAAATAGCCGTCGACCTTAAGCGGAGTTCCATCCTTCTCACGCGAGTAGGACGAAAACCGCTTATTCATCGTCCGGACCCACTGGTTAACTAGCTCGCCCTGCGAGCCGACCTGTAGCGGCATTAGGCCGCCTCTAGACGCTTCTTAACCTCGGCAACCGCGTCGACCAGTGAAAGATTCTCGCCCTTAGCGTTCTTTCCAAGCTGCTCCCAGCCCTTACCGTCCGGCCCGCGCAACTGCTCCCAGATATCGTTAAGAACCTGGCGGTCCGTCCAATCCTCAGGCAGATTCGCCACCTTTACCCCACTCTCAGTCTTAAAGCCGTGCTTCACCATCGCGGCCAGCGTGATAGGCCCGACGATTCCGTCAGCCAGAACGCCAACCCGCTTCTGAAACTCGACAACCACAGCCTTAGTCGCTGGCCCGAAATCGCCGTCGACCTCAAGCTGCGAATAGCTCTTGAAGTTGTCGTTAAAGAACTGCTGCAATCGCTTAACCCGGTCGCCCGAGTCACCCTCCTGCGCATAAATGTCATCCACGCCAGCCGGAGGGTCGACAACACCACCACCACCAGACCAGATACCGAGATATCCGTTCTGCAACTTCGTGGCGAAAGCCGCGTTCCGCGCATCACCCTCGCCGTAGTTAAGCTGGAAGTGCATCGGGTCTTTAGGCGAAGTCCAATCCTGGCCCCACCAGATCGTCCCCTCAAACAGCCTTAGGCCCTCGCGGACCTTGTTAATCTCCGCCTGAGTGAACCCCGAATACGACACCCGAAACGCATGGTCCGACCAGTTAAGGTCAACAGCCGTACCGGACAGGTGATTAGAGTTCGCCACGTCATTGGTCGGCGTCCACGCGCCCTCGTCACTGAAACCGCGAGCGTTATTCAACGACTCAACATTGCGGTGAAACCACGCCACCCAAGCCTTAAGGATCAGGTTGGCAATACCCTTCCGGATAGGCAGTACCAGCGTCGTGCCAGGCACCGCCCCCCGGTCAAGCTCGTTGGCGTCACACATGCGCCAACCGTTCTCCGAATACCAGTTTCCATACCTGCTAACAAAAGCCATCTACTTAAACACCGTCCTTAGCCCACCAGTCGTAGAAACACACACCGCGAGCAGCCAGAGACGAAATCCAAGAGAAGCCCGTATAGCGGAAGCCGTCACCAATAGGCAGCGACTCGGCCTCATCGGTCCACGTCAAAAGCGGCGTAGTCCCGTTATTCCGGAACGCCGTAATCTGCCGCGCAGCATGGTTGAACTTGATTAGCGCGTTATTGCCGTTATCCGAGTTCGCGTTAACGCTGGCCTTAACTTCGTAGTCGTCGCCCTGAGGCGAATGACCAACCACGATGTGCCACTTGTTGTTAGAAACGCCCGTCTCGAATTGGACCCCAAGCCATGAAGTCATGTTGTAGTCCGATGCCAGCACCACCGTTGACTTACCGGCACCCGCGTTAACGATATTGACGTTCACCGTCACCGAATCGAGATTCAGCGGAGCGAACCACAACACAGCCGCCCGGTCGAAGAACACGAAATCCGGACCGATAGCCCGCTTAGGATGAAGCGAAATCCAATCGTCGTAAATCGCGGCCTTACCGCCGACCTTGCGCCACCTAGGCCCAAGGATCGTCCGCTGCATATCGTCCACGTACAGAAGCGCCGTATCCGACACGTCCGTAGCAGGCGCATCCGGAAACCGAACCTCCCGCCGCGTGACCGTCCCATAACGAACCATCACCGGCACACCGGTCTCATCCGGCGTAACGAACAGCTCAAACCCCGCGCCGTGCGGAATGAACTCAATCTCTGTCGGCTCAGCCTCAAACAGCAACAGCTCCGGCTTAACCGTCCCCTCAAGGGTTGCGATCACCGCGCCCGTCGACTCGTAGAACACCACGTAAGCGGTGCCCGACTCCGGCCAATAGTCGCCCGGCTTACCGCGCAATTCGTACTTAAATCCTGATCCCCGCGACATGGGGATCGTGCTCAATACAGCTTCGTGCTTCACCTAGAGCACCCGCCCTAGGTGAAACCGCACGAAAGCCTCGGAAGCCGCCAGCCAATTCCAAACCCTGTGCTTGAAAGTGGGATGGTCAACACTGCGGTCGCCGCAGGCAACGCAGCGAACCTCCGGCTCCCCCGCGTGATCCATAATCATTGGACCCCCTCTATTTAGTTATTAAGCGGCCTTAGCTCACCGCCGCCGTCTTAGGTACCGGCGCGACCTGAACCCACCTATCGGCAGCGGCCACCACCACGGACCTATCCGAATCGCCAACCACGGCCACACGCTCAACCTCGGTAACACCGACTAAGCGGTAATCGCCATCAGCCTTAATTAGGCGCAGCTCGCCCCTAACCTCCACTAAGCGTGGATTCTCGGGCACAACCGCGTGCCGGTCATGGAAAGGCACCACCACAATTTCGCGGACCGAACCGAAATACACCGACGCGTTAGCAACCAGCTCCAAAACGGCATCAATCCCGTAACTCGCGGACAACTCGCCGTCCGTAAGCGCGCTAAGCGAAAGGTCGGCCTCTACGTACTGCGTGCGCCGCATCGCCGCCGTAGTCGTCACCACCACGGCCAGCCCTGAGCCAGCGACCGGCCCCGAAGAAACCTCAGCCGTGCCGACCACCGCCACAGGCAGGTCGGCATCAACCGGAGCGTCCCGCTCCCCTACCGCGACGAACGTGGCGTTAACCACCAAGTTCGCCCGCACTGCGCCCTCGTAAAGCGCGGCTGCCGTAGGCGACACGATGGCCTCAAGCCCAGCGCCCACGTCCTGGCCCTGCGACATTTCGCCGATAGGTGAAACATCGACCGCCAGTAGGCCGCTAATCCCCTGCAACTGCGACATATCCGCCGACAACTCAGCGACCACAGGCAGGGCCGCATCAGCCACGCTGAACTCCGTCACATCTGCCCACGTATCCGCCGCCAGCGACAGCACCGCAATTCCATTCAGGGTTTTCATGCCAGAAGCCGTGAAAGCCACGTCAAGGAACAAATCGGTACTACCCAGCGCGTCATACCGGGCCGCGTCGTCTGGGTCCGCAGAGACGCTTAGAGACGCCTCTATGGCCTGCCCATGCGAAACCGCAGCCGGTGAAACCACGTCGACCACCAAAGCGGCCTGAGCTACAGCCCGCAGCGTGGCAGACGCCTCCGTAGACACCGCCAACGCCAAATCCGCCTGGCCGTCGTAGTCGATACCGACCCGATAGGCATAGAAGAACACCCTGCCAGCGCCACCGACACCACCAGACGAGCCGGTGCCGAACAGGGCACCGCCGCCACCTTCGCCACCACCACCGGGCGGATTACCCGCCGCGCCAGTGCCGCTTGGATTATTCGACGCACCGGCCTGCGCGCCACCGGTATATGTCTGGCCGTTAAAGATCAAGTTGCCCGGCGACTTGCCATACGTAAGGTTGCCGCCAGCAGAGTTAATCCCCGAGCCGCCTGATCCCCCGGCTGCCGAAAGGCTAAGCCCGCTCGCCACCGCAGTAGACGCGTTACCCGCGCTGCCCGAGCCATTGCCGGACCCACCGCCCGAACCGCCAGTCCCGACGACGCCCGTAATCTGCGTAACGCCAGACGGAATATCCACCCCACGCTTAAGGGTCAACGACTGCCACGTACCGGCGTTACCGCCCTGGCCGTCGCCGTTGCCGATGTTAGCGCCGCCAGCTCCACCACCGCCGCCACCAATCGCAACAACGTCGACATGCGTAGCCCACGACGGAATGTTGTACGTATAAGCCCCCGTCGCCGAAAACGTCGTCAGCTCACCAGGATTCTCCGGTTCACCGCCCTCAGCGGGCACTAGACGGGCCGCAGCCCCGGCATACTGATCACCGGAAGTGGTGCGGGTGCCACTAAAAGCAACCAACGCCGCGCCAGGTGCGTCACCGAACACGCCGTAAGCGCCGCCACCAGAATCGACAGCGTTAACGACCTGCCGTTGCGTGCCGCCGCCGGTAGCCGCCCAGCTAGTAACCGTTCCCAGAAGAGTCACCCACGCGTGGACGACAACCTCGCCAACAGCAGCGGGGACAGTCATTCCCAGCCCAGCCCCTGAGCCAGTCCCGTAAGTCGCAGTAGTAGCACCGAAGCTCGCCACCCCGGTATACGAGATAGCCGCAACCCGCAGCGACCAAGTGACATTCGCCTTGGAGAACGCGACCGTCTGCACCCCCGTAGGCGGGTTAAGCAAACCGAAGAACGCCACGCCACCGAAAGTGCCTGCGTTAGTGCCGATATGACCCAACAGAGTCATAGTCTGCCCGCCGTAGGTGCAGGCCAAAGCCTCGGAATCGCCATTGCCCCAAGGCTGTTCATTACTCGGCCCACACCCACCGACGACCATTACGATTACGGCGCGGTTAGAACCGTTAGCCGTATGAGTGGCAGTCGCAGTCCGCCCAGAGGCGGTAATACTCCCAACAGTGGCCGCGTTGAACGCGATAGCCACTTACGCCGCCAGAGCGCCCAGCGACAACCCGCACGTAGTAAGCGTCAACGTGTCACCCGACTGCACATTCTTAGACGCAGCCAGCACCGCCGACCACAGAAAGTTGCCGCTGGTCGACGCGTCCCACACGCTGATATGGGTAATCGTCTCCGTGGCCGTCATTGTCCACGAAGGGTTAGTGCCCGTAAGCGCAATTGCACCCGAAGCGGGAGCCGCGAACGTCGCAAGCGCCCGCGTCGTCACCGCCGAAAGGTTCGCCGTACCAGCCCCACCGGGATCGCCCTTGTGTAGCTGAATATAAATGCCAGACGGCGCAGTGAAGGCCGTACCCCGAAGGATACCAAGCCACTTATTCGCCAGGTTGACCGTGTGAATCCCGACCGTCATTACTGTCCTCCATATTTAGTTGTGTATTAGCCGGAGTGACCTCCGCAGTGGCATAAGCCACCAGCGTGAAAACCGGATTCGTCACTACTTCTCCTTAATCTCAATCGTGATCGACCGGTCACCCTCACGCCCGCCGTTAGTGACCACATGCACGCTAATGTCGTAACGCTGACCCGCAGTGCCACCAGAAATCCAGATGGTCGTAGAACTAACAGTGAAAGAAGTGGAATCAACCGTGATACCGGTAGCCGGAGTAGCCGTAACCTCGGTGATCGTGTCACCCTCAGCCAGCCACTCCGACCAATCAATCGTGTAGTCCAAAACCTCATCTGGGTCTTGCGTGAACTTCTTAAGCGACACTTAGCCCCCCTTTCTCAGCCCTAGCGCGCTTAAGGGTTGCCTCGGCAATCTGCTCACGAACCTCAGCGCTCGCCGAAACAATCGGTTCCTTAATAGATGGCTTCTGCGGAACATCGTCAGGAATAGCCTCCGTGCCCTTATCCGGCACGTAAACACCCATCCTGCTTAGTTGTCCTGAATCACCCAATTGTCTACCTGCCCCCCATTAACGCCACTCGCGCGCTGAATCTGAATCTGGAAATACCGGAACTGGACACCCTTATCTAGCAAGTTGCCGCTATCCGTCCATGACAGCCCGATAGGCTGATCGTTAAGCAACACGTTGTACGTCTTAGACGCCGGGTCATACGTAAACGTGTACTTCCCCGCGTTATTAGTCCGAAGAACCTGCGCGCGCACCGTCACCGTCGTACCGATCAAAGTCTGAATAGACACACCGGACGCACCGACAGCTAGAACCGCCGACACGTTGTTGTTACGGCCACCCGCGCACATGAAATACACCTGGCCCGTACCGGCAAGGTTTGAAACCTCAGCCGTCAGCTTGAACTTGTCCGTAGCCAGCGGATGGATATACAAAGCCTGCTGGAAACCGTTAGTGGTCCCGCCATACGACAGCTTGTTATTAGTGATAACCAGATCGCCGTTATCCGTCTTACTGTGGTTCCATAGATAGCCCAGTTCAGGACGGTTAAAGTCGTCGGCCCACGTGCGAGCCTCAGGAATATCCGACTCCTCAGCCGCCAACATCAGCCACGGCGTGATACCCGACGTAGCGATAATCGCAGCCGATTCCGCAGCCGTATACGAAGTCTTATTCGTATCGGCAGCAGTAGTCGTCTCCCACTGAATCTCCGGCACACCAGTGCCCCAAGCGAGACCACGCAAGCGCGGCACAACGTTTGGACTCGACGTGTTCTTAATCCGCAGCAGGTACCGCTCACCCCGGCGCGCAACGATCCGAAAGTCCGTCCACTGCAACACCAAAAGCTTGCTGGTACTGGTGATGTTCGCCGAGATATCCGTCTGCGTCAGCCGGTCCAAACTGCCGCCCGGCTGCTCCCGGTAGACCTCGAAATAGACCGTCCCGGCAGGAACCGGAGCCGTGTCCGAGAAGATCACCATGCCGAACTTGGAGAACACCGTATCCTCAGACACCGTGACAAACCCGCCCAAGCTGCCGTTCTGCTCACAAGCCCAAAACGGCGCGATTGCGTAAGCGTTGTCCGTCGACCCACGAATCTCGTGCGTGTGGTTAGTGCCCGCCGTAGGAGGCCCGACCGTATCCGCGTAGACCGTGAAATCTGAATGCAGAATCGCCGGATACGTCACCGCCGAAATCGGGTAAGACGACGACCACGCGGGCTGCCGCTGCACCGAACTCGTAGACGAAATCGTTAGGTTCTGCTGAACAATCTGGTCAGTCTCAACACCCTCGCGGTAACCCGTAAGGATCGACACCAGATCGGCAATGCCAGCGCCCACAAGCGGGATACCACGAATAGCGCCAATGATGCCTTCAATGACCTGCTGAATCGTGTTGTTAATGCCGTTAAGCGCAGCCTGTAGGCCCGTCACAAGCGTCTGCGGGATAGACCCGATCACCGACGCCGCGTTATTCCACAGATCGTCCACCAGATCAGCCAGCCACCCCAGCGCGTTAGCGATATCCGTAACCACGCCGGTCATAAAGTCCGTAAGCGTGGCTAGCGTGCCGCCAGCCGCACCAGTGATCGCCTGAATGATCTGCTCAAGGAAATTTCCGAGCGTCTGAAAGCCGCCCATGATCGTGTTAAAGAAGAACTGCAACGCCGGGGCGAGAGGATTACCCCCCGCCTCGACCGCCGCACGATGCTCAGCCTCAACGTTCTCCTGCGTCCGCTGCGCCAGCGCAGTGACGGTGTTCTGAATTACATACTTGGGATCGTCTAGACCCGCTTCACCACTAGGCAGACCCGCCATCAACCGCCTCCGTTTCCGGAGTTACCTCCCGGTCCTGACGCTCAGCCAAACGGCTCTCCATACGCGACCGCGCCTCGTTAAGACGCTCGATCTTGCTAAGCAAGTCCTTAGTCGCTTCCTCAAGCGCCTCCTGGTGCTTCTCTGGAGTCACCGCCGCCACCTTCGCCGCGATCTGCGGGAACTCCTCAACCGCCATTTGGGCAACGTCGCCCATAATGTCCTCAGGCTTGATATCCGTAGTGCCCCACGCCTCAAAGTTGCGCGTCGGCCCGGTGCGAGGACTAACCCACTTCGTCTGCTTGTCCTCATGCCAACGAAAACCGAAATCCCAAAGCATCTGCGACAAGCCCTTGAAACACTTAGCGGGAATCAAAGGCTGATTCGGGTAACGCTCGCCGCGAGGGTCAGGTACCCCCGCAGCGAACGCCCACGCCGCAAACTGTTCCGGATTCTCCATGTCGCATTCGTTCTGCGATAGCATTACTTATCTCCCCCTAAGCTGGCCTTAACCCTGAACAAGGTGAACGCCAACGTTGTTAATTGCATCTAGGAACTTCTTTGAAAGCCGCGCCAGCCGCTCGCCGACGCTCATGTTCCGCTGCGACTTACCGGCCTTAATGACCCACGCGTACGGCTGCCCATCGCCGGAGTTATCCCACTCGGCAACCATTTCCTCGACCTGGTTAACCCACACAATGTCCTGCACGCCCGGCGAATCCACCGTCGTACCGATCCGATGACCGATATCGAAATGCAGGCCAGGGATAGCCCAGGAATCGTGCAGCGCCACTAGGTGAGTCGTCTCAGACTTACCCACCAGGAACCCGCCACGAAGCGCGCTAAGCGCAGCCAAAGACCAAGAGTTGTTCTCGGCACCGGCCTGGTACAGCTCCCAGTAGTGCATCCAGCCGAGCGCGTTAGCCCGCCCAGTGTTCTTCCATTGCAGCCAGGCCGCGATGGTTCCCACCAGGAACGGCATAATCACGTCTGCCGCGATGCTCCCTAAGCCGGAGAACCCAGCTAGCAGGAAATACCCGATAAGCGCGCCAGTCGTCTCAATGATCAGCTTTGCAATGGCGTCCGCCGCCGGGTTATCACCGCCCACAACAACGGATACGTTCTTAGATGGACCCCACGACATGTCAGACGACGTAATCGGCGTCCACTCGCTATCACGGATAACTAGCCACGGCTGCTTAGCGATAGTGCCCAACCAACCGGACTGGTAATACTCGTCCGGATGCAGCGTCGAGTCCTCCCCGACCTGGTTAAACACATCCTCAACGAACCCGCCGCCATACGTGATCAGCGACCGTGCGAAACCGTCAATGACCGTGCCCGAAAGGAACGTGCCATCGAAAGCGTGCGCGTTAGAGTTATCGACAACCTCGAACACCAGCGCGCCGTTCTTAACGCGCGTGCCGTCCGCAATACCCAGCAGACCGTCCGCAACCTCGCCATCGTCCGTTAGCACCCGGCGGTACGTCATCGTGAGCTGGCAATCGTCCAGCGCATCAGCGATAACCGCGTCCACCGGATTCATACGTGCAGACAGGAACGTCCACATGGACGAATCGTCAATTAGCCACGGCGAACCCTTAATGTGAACCTGCCAGTCGGACCAATCGAGAATCTGGTCCCACTCCTCAGGGTCAAACGGGTCGTCAGGTAGCTCCCAAAGGTTGCCCTCAACCCTTAGCAGGTTAAGCAGAATGAGCATCGAAATAGCCCACTTGCTAGGGCCAGCTAGCATAAACATGCGCGGGAATTGGAATACCGGGATCGGTAGGAAAGGATTAGGCGGGCACAAAAGGTACTGCAAGTAAGTGAGATCGTCCTGAAACGTCATCTCAAAATACTTTGCGCCGTCCTCAGTGGTCTTAATGTTCCACTTGTCCAGCAACCCCGACCAGCGCTTAGCGCCACCGTAGAAGTCCACCGTGATCATTACGTTCTTCTGATAGCGCTCATCCTGCGGCAACCGCTTAAGGAATAGCGCGATGTAATGATCGTCTCGAATCTGCAACACGCCCTGCGTGGCAGTGTTGTTCTTAAATGGGAACGAACCCTTAATGGTGTCCGTAAAGTCGATCCGCCCGACACAGACAGCGCCATGACTATTCTCTGGATCGTTAATCCAAATACGGATTAGCGGGTGCGCCTTCCGCATCGACTCGTGCCGACCACGGTAGTAATCGCAAGACTTGTCAATTTCCCAAAGGTCACTGTCCTGCCACATTTAGTACACCGTCCGAATCACATGCGGACGCGACCACGGACGCGAGTACCACTTAGGAACCGTTAGCTTGAAAGCGCCGCCGTTCTCCGACCCCGGCTCAGTGGTCTTAGCCCTGAACCCGACTGGAATCTCACCGCTCTTACCCGGCATCAGCGGGTACAGCAGGTCGTTGCCCTTCCACCTGTGCTGAACAGGGGAATCGTTAGCGGCCACAATCGTCTGGACACGCGGGTCTGAATCAACCGTGATGTGCTCGCCCTGCTTAAGCTCCGGCAGCACCAGCGTTCGCCCGCGATCCATTTCGCCGCGCGCAAACATGTCGTTGTCCCACGAAAAATCGGGAATCGTCCACGTACCAGGAGCGGTAAACGTCCAGCGCAGCCACACCGGCACGTCACCGTTATTGGCGACAAACACCGTCGTGCGGTCCGCAAGGTTAGGCGTTTTCCAAATGAAAACGTCCGGCTCGCTCACCCAATACGGGAACTCAGCGACCGTCGTCATCATCACTTCGCAGTCGCCCGTAAGGAATGGGTCTTTCGACCCGTACGCCTTAGGTTCCTCTAGAAGCCGTAGCTTAAGTTCCCTAATCCCATCGCTAGTTTCGACAGTTAGCGTGCATTCCTCGTCGTAATCCCACGCCCAACGCCACCGTGAATCCACCGTGGCCCACGTGTCTGGGTCCCAGCCCTCATGCCCAACCTGGACAGAGAAAATGACCTCACGCCGACGCACACGCTTACCGGCGTACTGCTCTCCGAAAGGGCCGGGCGTCCACAGAGTCTTAACCGGAGCATCAATAAGATTCTGGACATTCGGGGAAAGGGTGACACCCTCTCGACCCGCGCCAGCGCCCGACAAACACCAGGTAGAACCATCCCGACCCGTCAAAGTAATCTTGACGTAATCGCTCACTATTCAGTTGTCTTTCTAACGAGAAAGCCCCGCCCGGCCACCGGAGTAAAACCGGCATTCGAGCGGGGCTAACCCGTCCTTAGAGTGTTTACTTCATCGGCAGGAATGGAACCTGCGTCTGAGCTTCACGCCTCTGCTGACCCTGATAGAACTGGTCATAAGAAGCCGTGTGGATATCGCCGTAGTTGTTAACCACAGCCGGTCCACCCATACCGCTACCCTGCGGCTGCTGAGGCAGCACCGGAGCGCCATACGCATTAGGTGACGAACCACCAGACAGCGTGCCCACCAGCAAGCTCGACAGAATGTTGACAGCGCCGCTAGCGACCTGCCCCGCAATCTGCGCGCCAGCCTGAATACCAGCACCCGCCGCGCCACCCGCAGCACCAGCGCCAGGAGCCGCAGCACCCGCCGCGCCAGCGCCCATAGACGCTGCCGTAGCAACCAAGCTGCCCACATGCGCAAACCCAGACTGAATACCCTTGCTCAAGGCAGGGTTGTTGTGGTCAAGGTTCGTCGGCGCGCGGCCCGCAACAGAGCGCGGATCAATGCCCGGCGTAGCGCCTTCCGGCGCAGCCGCACCCGGCATCTGCCCACTCGGCCCGGCACCAGTGCCAGACAACGCGTTGCTAAGCCCACCAAGCGCCTGCTCTGCCGTCTCCGTAGGGACAACAGGCTGCTCAGGCGGTGGAGGCGCAGCCGGATCAGTAGGCGCACCAGGCGGCGCAGCCGTCGCAACTGGCGGCGGTGGAGCTGGCTGAGGCGTAGGCAACGGCGTCACCGGAGGCAACGGCATACCACCAGGCGCGAAGCCCGGCAGCATCGACGGATCAATCCGCCCCGCGTTAATCGCCTCAAAGAAGCCCCGACCGTACTTAGCCACCGAATCCGCACGCGTGATGAACTCACCGTTACTAACCCGCGCCAGCATCGAATCCGAACGGCCCGTACCGGCACCGCTCAGGAACCCTCCGCTCGCGTAGCTAGGCAGCGGGAAGTACGCCCAGTTCGTGAACTGCGGATCGTTATAACCCGAAGCCCCCGACCCAACCGCAATCGGCTTCCCGTACGTGCTCGACTCGATATTCCGACCATCAGGCAGCGTTGCCGCCGTATGCGAAGCATTCCAGCCAATCCGGTAAGTCCCCGGCGGCGCTTGCGACGGATCACTAATGATCACGCCACCCTTAGCCGGAATGGACTGAGCGAACCCGCCAGTACCACCCGTACGGCCAGAGAACGGCTTACCGTTCAGCGCGTCGGCAACATACATCACCAGACCAGAGCAGTCCGTACCGTCAAGGCCCGAACCACCCCACACATAAGGCTTACCCGCCATAAGCTCAGCCATGTTCGCGGCACGCTGAGCAGCCGGAGACACAGAAGCGCCGTTAAGCGTTCCCACGAATGGGTACTGCGTTCCCAGATCAGTCGGGTAACCGTCGATAATCTGCTGAACCTGCGGATCGGCGTCCTTAGGCTTGCCCCTGTCCTTATCCTCACCAGTCAGGCCCGTAAAGATTCGCTTACCGATATTGAAATACGTCGGGTCAATCCCAAAGAATCCCAACACCGCGCTAAGCAGAATCTCCCCGATCTGCTGCAAGATGCTCACCGGCTGCAACTCGTTAGGCAGGCCAGCCAACCCCATCGGGTCATTCGCACTAGGCGTCAACCCTGGATTAGGAACACTGCCCGGCATACCCGCCTGAGGCGCAAACCCCGGCAGAGCCAAACCAGCCACAGTCGGCGTGCTCGGTCCCGGCGTAGCACCCGTCAAATGCGGGATACCGTTACCCGGCCCAGGTGAACCACCCAAACCGTGATTCGGCTGGTTATAGCCAGGCGAACGTGGATCAGTCGGCGGCACATTAGGCCCGCTCGCCTCACCCTTATCACCGTCGACACCAGGCTTAAGCGGCTTCTGAGTCGCTGACGCAGGCGCAGCACCGTACTTGCCGGTCATCGGATCGTAGAGACCAGGATTCGTAATGTCCGGCATCGCAGGCTTAGGCAACATGTCCAGCGGCGTCGGCGCGTCAAACGCACCCGGCGGCGCAGCCGGAACCGGAGCCAGCGGCTTAGGCGTAAACCCACTGATCGGCAACGGGTTCGGATCGAACCGGCTACCTCCCGCAGGCGCAGGCGCAGGCCCGCCCGGCAGGATCAGATCAACCAGACCACCACCGTCGAAACCAGGCAGCAAAGCCGGATCAATCTCGCCCTTGTTAAGCGCGTGAAAGAAGTCCTGGCCGTACTTAGCCACAGCATCGGCGCGAGTGATGAACTCGCCGTTAGACACCCTCGCCAGGATCGAATCGCTACGACCCGTCCCCGGCCCACTCAGCAGACCACCCGTAGCCGCCGTAGGCGCAGGCTGCAAGTACAACCCGGCCCGGTCAGCGTCAAGGTGAATCACCGTGCCGTCAGCCAGCTCCTCAAACCGGCCACCGTTCTTACGAATGTTCTCAACCAGGTCCGGATGGTTCCGCTGAATCTCACGGAACGGCATATCGACGCGCACGCCAGCCGCACCCTGACCACCAGGCTCGTAATACGGACTTGGGCTACCTAGTCCCGCGAACGGGTTAGGAACGCCCGGCTTGAACTGCGCCCGGCCCGTAACAGCCTCGTTGTTCGCCCGAACCTCCGCACCAACCTGCAACGCATGGTTGGTGTCGTCCATAACGAACCGGCTGATATTCGCGCCCGCCCGAGCACGCTGAGACAGACCCGGCGTGTCATCGTTACGCGACCCCGGCAGCCACGACAACGGATTGTCATAGCCGTACAGCAGATCGCTAAGCGAGAACGAAGCACCAGAACGCTCGAACAGCTCCCGAGCCTGAGAATCGCCCGTAAGCGCCCGAGCCAGAACATCATTCGTGATCTGAGCTTCCGGCTTACGCTGCTTATTCAGCAGATCAAGGAAATTCGCGTCGTCCTCACCGATAAACGCAGCCAGAGGCTTAGAGTTCAGCTCGTCAAGGATCGCCTGACGCGTCGTGTTAACGACCTGATCGCGCGCAGCCTGATTCGTCGGCGTCAACGCCTGCCCGAACTGCTCCCGGCTGATGTTGAACTCACTTTGAGCCAGCCCCGGCAGGTCACGCGGCTTAGCGCCCGTCTCGTTAGGATCAACGAAACCACCAGCCCGGCCCAACTTCTCAGTCAAGCCCTGCTGCGTCAGCGACCCCGACAGCGCATCCATTTCGCCACGAAGGCGGGCAACCATGTCAGCGTGGTAAGCAGTCGTCTCAGCGGCTTCCTGCTGAGCGTTCACGTACTCGTACATCAGCAGTGACGCCACCGCGCTCACACCCAGAGCGATAGGGCCACCAACCGCCATAAGCCCGCTGAACTTCGACGCCTTCCCGTTAGCGCCCGAACCACCGTCGCCGAACGCCCGCGACACAAGGTCAAGAGCGCCAGCCATCAGACCCAAGGCACTCTTAATGCCAGTGATCATCGGCTGCAACGTCCGCCAACCCAGCCACGCAAAGAGAACCGTCTGGATAATCCCAGGATGTTCCTTAAGTAGCGTCGCCGCCGTGTTTAGGAACGGAAGTAGCATGTCAGCCCACCGCTGAGCGGCATCCTGCACATTCTTAAGAATGCCTGGAATCTGCTCCAACGTTGGACGCCACTTCTGGAACTCAGCACGCGCCTCGTAAAAGAAATCCTTAAGCTTCTGCTGCCCCTCGGCGCTCTTAAGGAAATCCGCCAGCCGCTTACTACCATCGCTAAGCAGCTCAAGCAGGCCACGGCCACCGGTCCCGGTGAACGCCTCGCTGACAGAGTTCATGATCGAACCGATATTCAGCAGAGTGTTACCCAAGTCGGTTAGCGCGTTAAGGCCCTTGTCGATCCACTTATCCAAACGACCATCAGCGTCAGCCGCCATCACGAAGTTCTCAAAGCGCGTCATCACGTCGCCGAAAGCGTCCGATAGGCGCGGCAGAGAATCAGAACCGACAGCCGACAGCCGCAGCAGACCACCGATCAAAGGATCAATCGCGCGGCTAAACAAGTTCTGCGCTTCCTCGGTGTTGCCGAAGATACGCTCTAGGAATCCCTGGTTCTGACTATCACCCAGTGAGGCAATCGCAGTCCGCAGGTTGCCGTTAATGGCCCCTGCAATGCCCGACAAGCCACGTTCAAGCAGAGGTAGGCCCGTACCGGCCAAGCCCTGAATATCGGACCCCAGATTGGCGAATAGCCGGTCCTGCACCGCCGTGCGCAGATTCATCCATGCGCCACTAAGCGACCGGACCCGATTAACGAAGTCCTGAGCGTTCGGCGACAACTTGCCCATAGCGTCGACAAGCTCATTCATCGCAGACGTGCCACGCGCCGCATCCTCAAGCGCCACAGTCAGCCGCTCAGTAGCCGCGACCACCGCATCGTTACCCTGAACGCCCTTAGCGTTAGCCTCCGCTACGTCCTGCTGTAGTCGCAGATTGCGCCGCCTGGTCTCCGCAAGCTGACCCTCAGCCCGCCGAATCCCAAGCTGATCCTTCTGCATCTGGAAAGCCGACTTGCCAACCTTGTCGTTAGCCTCAGCCATCGCCTCTTGCAGATTCATCATGGCTTCCGCTTCATCAAGCGGAGCGTCACGGAGCTGCGCGTTCAAATCCTCAAGATTCCGGCGAGCATCCCGAATCGCGTTATTAAGATCACGCGTTGAATCCCGCACAGCACGGTTAGCGTCACGCTGCTGCCGCGCCGCATCCGCAGAATCCTTTTGCGCCGCAGTGTGCGCCTTAAACGCATCCGTAAGACCACGCGTACCGACCAGCGCAGCGCCAAACGACGACGCCAGACCGGCGATAATGCCCGGCACCACCAACGCCGACTGTGACAGTTGCACAATCGACGTATTCAGCGAAGCCAACGACAAACCGAGCTGGTCAAGCTGAGCCATACCGGCTACCGCGAGATTAAGGGTCAAACCACGTCGTGCCTGCTGCTGTAGGTCGCTGATATGACGCTTGACGTTCTGGACCTCGACCCGCAGCCGGATTGGTCGCCGCTCGACAGACTCCCTAGCAGCCTGAATCTCGGCCAACATTTCAGCCGTATTGGCCTCAACCTTGACCTCGACAGACTCTCGCACCGTCTGGAGCTGCGCCCTTAGCTTCTGGTGAAAGCTATTGGCACCCTTCCCAAGCGTCGGCACCATAAGCACCGACGCCTGGGCGGCAACATATTCAGCCACAGTGCCCCCTCTATTAAGTTGTTATTCAGTTGTATTCGGAACTACAGGTAGTTCCACTTAGCCGTTTCAAGCCCACGCGCCATAGCGGCCTCAAGGCCAGCGTTAACCTTCTTCTCCTTACGGCGCTTACGTTCCTTCTCAGCCGGAAGTTCCGGACGTGGATACGGCTTAAAGTCCTCCGCTTTCTGCACCCGGCCCGCCTGGACCTGATCGGCAATGTAGAACAGGGCGTCCAGCTCAGCCGTCCACCCAAACAGCGGCGGCTTAGAAGCCTTCCAATCCTCGTCCTTAGCGTTAGCCTGTAGTTCAATCACATCAGGGTCTTGCAGATACATCGCCTGCGTATAAGAGCCACGGATTTGCAGCAGAGTTTCGTAGTACATGATGAACTGATCCCAGTTCCGACGTGACGCATACCGAGCGTTAACGTCGTCCCCGTACTTCTCGCGGCACTGGCCGCACCGGCACGGCGCTGCGAAGTAATCGAGCGGGTTGACGTGCAGAATCGTTTGGAAATCCCAACTGATCGCACGCCAATACCGCTCAACAATATCCGCAGCGTAGATTACTTTCCCGAGTCCTTATCCCCGAAAAAGTGCTCGTTGTACTTAGCCATGAACTTATTCCACACCTGGACAGGCTGAGGATCGAACAGCTCCATAGCGCGGTCGTAGTCATCGCCGAAGATGATGCGCTGAGCCTCTTCCTCCGTCGTAGCCTTAATCAGTGCGTTAGCCTGCTTCTTAGTCGGGTTCTTAACCACCAGGCCAGGCGCAACCTGTAGCGGCTCCGGCACCCGCACCGACGCAATCAGATCAGCGAACAGCGAACCAACCAGATCGTTCAGTTCCTTGTTTTCTTCCATAAGACTTATTCCCCCTTTAGGTAATTCAGACAACAAAGGGAGAGGGGAGCAGACCTAAGCCCACTCCCCTCATTCCCCCCAAACTGCGACTAAGCAGTAACCGTCACCGTGGCCGTAGCCTCAAGCGCGCCCTTCTTAGCCGTGATGGTCGTAGACCCAGCCGCAATGCCGGTCACCAGACCAGAAGTCGAAACGGTCGCCTTCGTGGGATCGCTCGACACAAAGGTGCAATCCGGCGTGTAGTTAATGCCGTTGTCACCCTCAACCAGAAGCTGCGCCGTATGGCTCGCACCAGACGCCACCGTCACAGACGGAGCGTTAGGCGTGATCGTCAGAGCGGTCAGCGCCCGGCCAAAGCCAGCCGTAGCCACAATGTCGCGCCAGCCCGGTCCCGCGAAGCCCTGAGCCACCGAGTAGCCCACCGTGTCATCACGGAACGCCTTAAGCGTCGGCTTGTACTCAATAACGTTGTCGTCATTGAGCGTCTGGTTATCCAGCCGGTCCAGCTTCACCTTCGGCATCAGCCAGTAGACCCAGACCTCACGGTCGTTACGGTCATCCAGACCAACCAGGATCGCCCGGTAGTAAATGTTCTTAGGCACCTTCGGCGCTTCCAGAACAATGCCACCGAACTCAGACGGCTCAACGTCCGAGAAGTCCTGAGTCCAGATCAGCTCAAGCACGTTGCGCTGGTTCTGGTACATCGAGAAATCGAACGTCGTGGTCCGCTTGTTGATAATCGTGCGGATCGGCTCAGGCTCGCCGTAAGCCTCAATATCCTTCGAGTCGAACTCGTTACCGAGCGTAAGACCCGCCTGCTTCTGGAAATGGCCCACAGACTTGTAGCCAGCAGGAATTTCCAGCGACCCGTCAATGGCAGACTCAAGCGTTAGCGCCGGGGTCACCGTATACGGAGCCAGAAGCACGGTCAGGTTAAGCGGCGCAATCGCAAGGTCGGCCTGCGCATCCTTAATCGTGTAAAAATCCATATTAAGTTGTCCTTATTTAGTTATGCGCTAAGGACTACCAGTCACCCCATGCCACAAGGCATAAAGGAACTGCTTGTAGTTCTTCGCGGTTTTCATCGACACCGACACCTGGAACGTCGCCGTGACAACGCGGTTGTCTATCCGCTGATTCGGCGTCAGCAATTGCGGCCCGGCCACTTCACGGTCGCAACGAATCTGCGCCGTATAGCCGTCAGCCATCTTGAACTTGTCCCCCTGCATAGGCAGCAGGATCGACCGGACAAAGTTCATCAGCCGCCACGAATCGTCACGCGACCCAGTAACGGCCATCACCTGCAACTGGCACTCGTCCTTACGGGCGTCCCAGTTCACCTGGCCCCCCGGCAGCCGGAAGAACCACAGCGTTGGATCAGGGTCCGCATTATCAAGCCAGTCGTCGGGCAACCAGCACCCAGACTCATAACTAGGCAGCAGTTTCGTGAAAATGTCGATAAACAGGTTCTCGATGTTTACGAAGTTATCTTCGTACCAATCTGGCAGAACCAAAGCCATAAGCCCCCCTTAAGCCCCGTTCCTCGCCTTAACAACAGCCAGGGCCTTCTTCAAGTCCTTGTGGGCAGGGAAATCCCAACCCGAAGGTGGATTACCGCCGTCGCCATGCTCATGAAGAACGCCATAAAAGAACAGGTCACCAGGATTAGGGTTACGTGGACTGTGCCACGTCGACACAGCCGTCTCGCCGCCAATAGTGACGTGCGAAACCCAGCGGTCATTCTTCTTACCGCCAATCATCGTTTCCGAGCTGGCAGACGACATAAGTTTTCCGGTCCGCTTAGCGACACCCGCCCGATAGGCAAGCACGACCTCCTGGCCGATGATGCCCATGAGCAGTTCCATGTTCGGACTAAGCAGAATTTGCGCCAAACCACGGTTAGGGTTCGGAACCTGAATGTCAGTAAGCCTGTGCCCAATCGTTGTACCAGCAGCAGGCATTACCCATTCACCGCCTCCACCTGAAAAACCATGTAGCCGAAGTCGAACCCATCAAAGGCGTGGCCCTGGTCCCACATCGAATGACCAACGACCGCGTAAACCTCGCCGTTAGCGCGCTCGATACGATCCCGAGCCTTAAGGTCCGCGCCCCGCTTCACATACAGCTCAGCAGTCAGGCTCGAACTCTCACCCTTGAAGTTCTGCTTACGACCAAACTTGTTGGTGCTGGTCCCCGGCCCCCACGCAAAGATGCCCTTAACGGTGCCGTGAACCTCTTTATTCGGATTGCCGTACTTATCCGTCTCGCCCCGGTAAACCGTTAAAGTCTCATCGTTCACCAGGGCACCACGTCTCCGTACCCGTCGTCCTCGCTACAGAACGGAAACAAACCGTCCCCGTATCGGATAAAGGCCGTCTTACCGGCCCAAGGTCGTCCTTCCTCGCCGCGAGAAGTGCTCACCGTCTGTAGCCCACCCGAACGCTTAAAGCGCTTAAGGATCGCCAGTTCAGCCGGGTAAAAGAACCCGTCCGGTGGCTGGGAATACTGGACGTTGAACGGACCCATCTGCCGCGAGATAACGCGGTCAGGGTTCTTAAGCTCCCGGCGGGACGCCTGCAACACAACAGCCCGCACATCGTCAGGAACGTCGGCGGGGGCGTCGGGCCACGCTCGACCCGACACCACCCGCGCCCACGAGGAAACGATGTCTAGAACAAGCTGGGCCTGCTCTAGCTCATCGCCCTCGAACGTCTGCGACATGAGGGTCTGCAAGTCCTGAATGGACGCTAGACCCGCCATTTAGAGCCTCGACTAAGGAACGGTGACCGTAGCGGTAGCCGTCTTAGCCGCGCCACCCTGAGGCGGAACGTAAGACGCCGTGATCACCGACGTACCGGCAGCGACACCCGTCACCAGGCCAGAGGCCGAAACGGTCGCGTTGCTAGCCGTAGCCGACTGGAACGTGCAACGGTCGGTCACGTCCGTGCCGTTGTCGTCGCGGACCTTAAGCTGACGCGTACCGGTCCGAGTCGCAAGCGCGAAGTCGCCACCCACAATCGAGATACCCGAAGCGGTTAGCTGTAGCTCCACAGCGCGGACGAACGACCCGTCGACCTCGGTCACGACCTTGCGGCCAGTGAACACGTCAAGCAGGGTCCGGTCGCCAAGCTGGCTGTAGTCGTAGTCCGCCAGCCAACGCAGAGCCACGTTGTTCGCAGAGAACGACGCGCCCGCCTTGGCACCCTCAGGCACAACCGGCGTCCGGTAAGCCAGGATGAAAGCGGTCCGGTGCCACAGATAAGCCTTATCCGGCGCAATAGCCAGCGAACGGATCACGTTCATACCGGCCAGACGACCCACGTGGGCCTCACGCAGAGCCGAGTTAGCCTGATCGCCAGACCAATCGGCATGACGGAACTGCTTATCCTTAGCCAGAGCCGCAGCCACGGCAGAACCGACCACCAGGGTACGGCCATCCGTAGGCACGAAAGCCTCACCCATACGCTGATCAGCCGTGATAAACGACGGCACCGTATCAGATGGGTCGATCAGAATGGTTTCCTCGTAAGGAGCACCCTCGATCAGCTCGGCAATGTAATCCTCAAGCTCGTAAGCAACAGCCGAGACCTGAGGGACAAGCACCTGCTGCGTGTAATCGCGGATATCCAGCGTGCGCTGCTCATCCGTGAACTTAAGCGCAGCATAGATGTGCTTATCCAGGGTCACGCCGAATGAATGCTCAACCAGCTCAGAAGCGATAACCGTACGGTCCGTATCGCGCAGGTCTCGCCGGTTAGCCGTGGTGATGGCAGGAACGCGCACGGTAATCGTGTCGTTCTTAGAACCGCCGAAGTTGGTCAGCGGGTTGGTCCACACCAGGCCAGGTAGAACGATCTCGCGCTGTAGCTGCTTAACGCCAATCTCAGCGACAAGTTCCGGCTTCACGAAAATGTGTGCCATATGTTTCTCCTATTAATTTGTTATTAAGTTATTGACTGCTAATTAAGCGCCGCCGCCGCGCGGAATGTCCTTAAGAATGTCGTCGGCACTAAGCTCCAAACCGTCATCCGACTCATCGCCAGTAGACGTGAAAGTCATGCGAGCCTTAGGGGACTGAGCGGGCGGCTTCTTCTTATCGCCGTCCTCGTCCTTTTCGACCTTCTTTTCGCTCTTTGGCAAGCCCTCTAGAAGATCCTCAATGTCTGCGCGAATATCTTCCTCGGTATCTCCCTGAACCCGCTTAGCGAGCTTCTTAGGCAGACCCATTTCATCCGCAATATCGCGCACCAGCTCATTCCGCTCAGCCTTAGTCAGCTTCTCGGTCAGCTTGGCTAGCTCACTCTCGGCCTTCTCGGCACGACGAGTCAGCTTCTCGATATCCGAACCCTTCTCAGCCTCAAGCTTCTCTAGCTGCTCAGCCTTAGCCTTGAAGTCCTCAAAGCCTTCGTACTTCTTCCGCTCACGCGCCACCCGACGCGCAACAGCCTTGTCGAACTCATCCTGCGAAGTGATCGCCTTAAACGTGCTCTCGCCGCTCTTATCGGCAGGATCGCCGCTCGGATCGTTGTCGGCAGGATCGTTGTTCTCAGTAGGGTCAATATCAGACATAGAAAATTCCTTCAAAAAGCCAGTCAATAAAAACGCGTGACTGTTCCGCGTCCTAAGCGATGCTTAGTCTCTTAATCGAATCGTCAATAAACTTGACGTTTGGCGAATCCGCCTTAAACCCGCGAGCTAGAAGCCGCTCACGGTTCTCTTGAACGTCGGCAATAATCTTCCGGCGCTCGCTTAAATCCAGCACATCTGCGCTGTAAGGTGGTGGCGACACATAGTTACGCCGGAAGTTCTGTTCAGCCGACCGGTACTTACCGTCCGGACCAACCCCCGCGTGACCGTGCGCTATCCACTGGTCAAGGAAAAACTTGGCGCGCTCATCCCATTTATCTTTTTCACTGAACACCGGTCGCATCGTGCATTGACAGTTGTCATGCACCTTGGCCGGGCCGTCACCGATGAACGCGCGCCTCGCGCCCTTGTCTCTATTGCTAGACCACTTAACTTCGCGGAGCTTAGAGCTTGAATCCGCGAACGCAGTCTCCTTGTAGTACACCGCCCCTTGAGACGCCAAGATGGCGCAGAAGTAGCACGGATTATTGTCGGTCTTGCGCGCGTACCCGATAGCCTTACCCCGCTTTAGACGCCGGGGGGCTTCCCGCTGCACAAACTGCAAAACCTCGGAGCGACCGCCGTCAGTCGCCTTAGTGGCACCCACTGCCTGTGAGGCCGATTTACCGGCTTCCATCGCCTCCGACTCAGGCTTAGCGCGCGCAACTTGGCGCTTAACCTCAACCGGACCACGAACCCGCATCGCAGTCTGAATCTCCTGCGCGGGAAATTTCACCGCCGCCTTAACAGGTGGCGTAGCGTCTGGCTCATTCGCAAACAAAGCCTGCTGCACATACTCAAACGCCGCGTTGGCTGACTCATCCCAGCCCGTCTTAATCTGTAGCGTGGTTGCGTGCAGCCAGGCCGGAGTTGACCCGTCCAGATCGCCAAAGTTAATGATCGGCCACAGCAGGGCCAGCCCCGCCGTAGTCGTCGCCGCGATCTGCTCCTGGCGCTCGACATGCTGAGTCGCATACCAAGCGGCCAGGGCAGGAACCGCGATCAACGGAAGAGTGGCCTTGTCCTCCCTTTCGTCCTGGTCGTCCTCGGCCACCCATCCCCCTTATTCAGTTATGCAGCCCTACTCGCCGGGTCGTTACCGTTCACCCCGCCGGACTTCTTAGGCGTCCGCTTGGACGTAGAGCTGGTCTTACGTGCAGTCGGAGCGCTGCCACCCGCAGGCTGCGCCGGAGTCGCCTTAGCGACCTCCACAGCCTGCTTCCGCTGCGCCTCCGCGTTCTGCTTAGCCAAATCCTTCTGAGCCTTAGCCTGAGCCTCCTGCAATGCCTTTTGAACATCGCCCTGCGCCTCAATGACCTGCTTCTGGGTATCAACCTCAATCTCGGCTGCGAACTCGCCGCCAGGACCGTTAGCGGTCCACCACAACAGCATCTGCGTCATTTCGTCGTCATCGTTGAAGTGCTCGCGCATCGTCTCAACGTCGGTCTTAGTAATGCCCGGAATCAGGCCCCACAGGAACTCCTTAGGCATACCCAGCATCGTCGCGGCCTTGCCATACGCGTCCACAGCCTGAGCCAGCGACCGCACCGACGTGTCCTGCCACGACACACTGGCCGTGAAGTCACGCGCGCCCGCCGCATCGCCCTCGACATGTGCCGCGAGCCGAAGCAACTGGTTATGCGCAGACCCAAACGTCACCTGACGCTCATAAAGCTTCTGGATCGTGCCCTTAGTGGCCGCTGTAAGCGCGTCTGCCGAAAGATTGGCAAGCTGCCCATTAAGAATCCACACCGGCACCTGAGCGTTGTTAGCAAGAATCTCAACGTCCTGCGTATGCGCCGCGATAAAGCCATCCAGGCTCGTCTCCGGCAGCGTGTAAAACTTAGCGTGCTCATTACCGTGCATCAGAATGTCGTCCTGAGCCAAGATCAACTTCGCGCGCTGCTGCTCCTCCGGAGTAGCGTCCTCGGACAGGTCATCAATGCCAGTAGCGACCTTGACCTTCCAAGAGTTGTAATGCTGCGCCAACAGACGGTCGTAATCCGTCTTGTCGATCTTCGACGCCACCGGCACCAGGTACTCGACCTCACCCATCGTGAAGCCGTCCAGGTCCATCATGTTCACGTACCGCACAAACGGACACACCCCGACGCCATGACGAACCTTCTTAATCGTCTGCTCGTTAGGGAAACTGCCCGGCGACGGCATCTTAAGCTCGTAATAGAACTCGTCCGTATACAGCCGCACCGACTTACCGTTAGCGGCAAGCTCAAGCGCATACCGTGGGTACTCGTCGTTGATCTGATCCTCATACAGAGCCAGCAGACGACGCGGAGACACACCACGAATCTCAGCCTGATTCTTACCGTCCCACGCCTCACCCGGCAGCACACGCGCATACGCATACCCATAGGTCAGCGCCGCCCGGTGAATCGCAATCTGACGAGACTGCATGTTGTTCGCATTCCACGTCTGCCACGGACCCTTAGCGTTCTCCTTAGAACCCTCAGCCCGGTAGCCGTCCACAAACAACGCCTGAGTGAAATGCGTGACCACCAGCCCCAACCACGGAGTCTTAGCGAGCTTAAGTAGCGCCCGCTTCTCCCGGTTAGCGTTCTGAATCAAATAATCCGGCTGCTCACCGCGCGCCCAGTTAGCGATCTTGTCCAGCTTCTCGCGCCGCCGAATGAACTCCGGCCACAACTCATTCTCAACGAACTTCCGAACGTCACCGTCCGAGATTTCCTCGGGAAGTTCAATAGCCATTTACACCATCCTGTACCGCTTCTTCTTAGTCATGGATTCCTCAGCCGATTCCAGGGTCAGAATCCGGTTGGCGTAAGAACACGCGACAATGCCAGTGATATCGACGTTCGTCCCTTTACGAAGCCAGCCCCAGCCGCCATGCTCAATCTTTCCGATTGGATACTTAGTAGCCCCAGCCAAACCACGCACAAGCGTTTCGTCGTCCAAGTGCGTCAGCTTCCCGCTAACAACGTCGTCATAAAACTTCGCAGTGGCCGCTGCAACCTCCTGAGGCGTCAGCATGTGGACCTTGTAGCCAATCTGTTCAAGCTCGGCATAAAACGCGCCAGCTTGCGCGCCAGCCTGCAAAGCGACCGCCCTAGGCGGCGTGCTCGAACTGATAAGCCGCTGCATCGTCGGGATAATCCAATTGGTGCCCTCATCGGCCACCAAAACCTCAACATGAGACCGGCCATCCGGACGCTTACCGGCTAGCGCAATAGACCCCCAAGCCCGGTCCGGAGCCACGTCCACACAAGCAACCGTCCACTCCACGTCCACCTGCGGCTGCTCGCCATTAGGCAGATCGTCAAGCTTGCAGGCTTCCCACGCATCCATCGGGATCACGGAGTTAACGCGAGGGTCATCCCACATACCCATGTGCTCGCGGGCGAACTCAACGAAGTCCATTCCCATGAACTCGGCCTCAAGGTTGCGCAGCGTGCAGAACGGAGCGCCCAACGAAGCCTGAGCAATAGGCCACAACGAACGGTCAGTCGGGTCCGAACCCTCAGGCAGCGACCACTCCGCAAAGAGCAAGTTCGGATCAGCCTGAGCAATGCCCTGGTCCCGAAGCTTCGCCAGCATTTCGGAATCCTCGGTACCTGCCGACGACGTAAACCATGTCTGCGGATTCCGGTTAGCGCGCTGAGTCGGGCCTAGAGAACCCCATTCGGCATGAGACAGGGCGTAAGCCTCGTCGCACACAACCAAGTCAATATCGCGGAAGCCACGGCCAGAGTCGGGAGACCGGGCGATGTAGCGGACGAACCGCTCCCCGTCCATGTAGCCCTTACCAGCCTTAAGACGAATCGACGTTTCCTCGCCGCCGTTCTTAGGCCGCATACACATGTCGGACAGGTCCGGATAGTTCTCAATCCGGTTTCGGAGCGTCTGCCAAGACAGGGTTGCCGTCTTAGCCTGCTGCGCCGTGTGGAAAATCTTCTCGTTCAGCTCGAATAGGCCGAACAGCTCCCGAGCCTCAAGTAGCTCGGTCTTACCTTGCTGCCTGACGACGATTAGGCCGACCCGGCGGGCCGACCATAGGCCGTCTACCGTCTCGCCTAGCGAGTGCCTGAACAGCGCCTCTTGCCAGGGCAGCAGGTTGTAGCCGAACGTCTCAACAAAATCGACGCCATCATCGGCCATCGACGTAAAGAACGTCGGATAGTTACTTAGACGCGGCTTCTGGTTACCGCACAGCTCCGGCCACTTCTCGGAAGGGTCCGCAACATCTGCGAATACTTGCGCCTCAAGCCGCGCCTGGTCGACTGCCTCCTGAGATAACGGCTCTGAGACCGTCATAGGCATTAGTCATCACCGTCACCTTTCTCTAGAGAATCAACAATGTCGCCAAGAATCGCGCGCTTAAGCATGTACTCGTATTCAGCGCGTTCATCCTCGGCCTCACGCATCCATTGGCGCTTCTCAGACGCCCTAGTGGGAGTCCACTCGTCGCAACACTGACAAACAACGCCACGGCCAGAACGAATCGACTGCATCATCCCCGGCACTAAGACGCCTTCTCGGCAGCCTTCGCGGCACGCTCCGCGCGCTTCTTCGCCAGCTCATCCCACTTCGACTCACCAGTCTTGGGCTTAGGCAGCTCACCCAGCCCCATCTTGCCCAGAATGTTCGCCAACGCCGTGTACTGCTGACGATGCTCAGAGATAAGCGGGTTGATAACCTCGTCGCCCCGCTGGTTATACGACAACAGCCGACCACCAATCTCGTTATCGAGCTGATCCAGCCTGTCCGCAATACGGCAAGCATTGACTAGAAGCACTCGACTAGCAGCGTCAAGTTCCCTATCAGCAGTAATGCTGGTCCACAACGTGGTACCGGCCTCATCGAGACCCGGCGGAACTGCACTTTTAGCCGGTGCCCGCTTACGCGGTGCCATAAATCCCCCTACCCGTACTTCTTAAAGAGTTCCTTCATCGCTTTACGCTTGTCTTTCCTGCTCACACCGAAAAAATCACCCGTATGGACGCCGTTCTGACGAACCGCCACATCAGAGATACGACCCTTAGTGCGCGGCCTATCCGTGTACTGCACGCCGATAGACACATCACCCTTCGTGAACGTCCCGTACATGTGCCGAGTAGTCCCAGACGGACTGTCAACTAGCAGCTTCTCGGAGTAGTCCCAGCCCTCTTTAGCGCCGAGCTGCTGCGCATACTCCATCGCGTTACGCGGTTTCGCCTGGTAGGCGTCCCGAGAGGCTTTCCGAGACGAACGATCACGCCCGCCGTACTTCCGAGAGTGTGGAGCGCCACGACCGCCCATAATGACCTCCTAAGTGGGTGCGACCTGCGGTTTTGTCGCACTTTCCTGGCCTTTTAACGGCTCTTAACCGCCGGAGAGAGAAATGTCGCT